CATTGTAAATCCACTTCCACTCTAAAATTATCTACATAAAAAGTATTTGCACTATCGGCATTTATTATTTTTATAATTATTTGGTCTATATTGTCTTTGTCTGCATTAGCTATTCCACTTATATCCCAAGTAATTTCAGTCCAAGTATCAACTTGAGATATTACTATGTCTTTAGTGGAAGTAGTTCCACCAGAGTCATGTATTTGTAATTGTAAATTAGTCCCTGTTCGAGAGGCATACACATCTAGTTTTAATTCGTCTATATCGGTTAAGTCTATTGATAATCCTGATTTTGTTAAAGTATCATTCAAAGAATCTGTTTGTACTGCTATTGCTTTTAGAGAATAATCACCTTGCTCTTTTATGGTGTCTTCGGAATAACATTGGAGGTTTTGCACTGTGCCTATTTCCATTCCTTCTAATTCAGCAAGACCTAAATAGCTGACGCTTCCATTATTTTCTGTTATGTCTAACCGATAATATCTATAAGCTGTTGAATTAGCAAAAGTATAAGATTTTTCTTCAGCTTGTGTAAAAGTCTGGTCAACTTGCGTATCTAAAGTATCCCAATCAGAATCGTTGTTTGAACCTTGAAATGTCCAGTCTCTCGGAGATTGTGAAGTGTCGGGATGGTTTCTAAATGTAATTACATATTTCGCAAGTGTATGGGACTGACCCACACCGAGGTCGTATTTAAGCCACGAGGTTAGCACGCTATCTGCGGTAACCCAATCAGTTGCAGTATTTTCATCAAAAGCATTAGCGGGAGGAAAAGAGGCATGTGAACTTTCGGCACTTGCTGTCCCACCAGTGAGAACATTAAGCCCATAACCAACATCTGTATCACTACTTACATAAGCAGCCTGAGCTGCTCCATCGGTAGCATATTCCATATAATCTATTTCCAAACCAGCAGCATCTGTAACCCAAGCAGCTTGGGCTGCTGCATCATTTGCATATTCAAATAAATCTGTATATAAAATTTTAGCACACATTATTTTACCTTATGTTTTCGTAACCTCAAGTTCTAGTATTACTCTTTCCACTATACTCGCCGAATCAACATAAAATCCGAGTACATCCCCTGCACTTATGCTTGTCGTCCATCCAGATAGGGTAGCGTCCTCTGCTTTTATCGCAGATGATAATTCTGGCTCATTTGCTGCTGTGATTGTGTCTACATCTGTCGGAGGGTAGTTGGCATAGCTATCCTTCCAAATATCTATTTTTATACTGCCACTTTGGTCGGCTAGTAAAGTCCATTTAGTTATCGTGGCTGCAAATGGAATCCTGATGTAGCCTTTTAATCCTGTCTCAATTACCTGTCCACCACCATCGATCGTGATACCGATAACAGGTGCTGTTGTACCTGTAGGTCCTGTTGGTCCAGTAGTCCCTATGCCTGTCTGTCCTTGAGGACCTGTTGGTCCAGTTTCACCCTGTATTCCTGTTGGACCAGTAGCACCTGTCTTACCCTGTGGTCCTTGCAAACCAGTCGGACCTGTAGTTCCTGCTCCTGTCGGACCTGTTGGTCCTTGTACTCCTGTGGAGCCTGTGGGACCAGTTACACCTGCTCCAGTAATACCTTGTGGTCCAGTTGGGCCTGTTTCACCTTGAAGACCTGTTGGTCCAGTAACACCAGTTCCAGTAGAACCAGTTACTCCTTGAGGTCCTGTACCTCCTTGTAAACCAGTAGAACCTTGAGGACCTGTTGGACCTTGTAATCCTGTGGGACCAGTGGGGCCTGTAGTGCCTTCTTGTCCTAAATCTTCTGACCAGTTAGTGCCATCAAATTTGTAATATTTATTTTCGTCTTTTACCCAAGTAATCCAACCTTCCACTGGCGTATAAAAATCCCAAGTTGAACCAGTATATTGTGCAATGTCTTTTTCGTGCTCCACCCAAGCAGTTGAACTACCTGTCCCAGCTTTTATATAGTCAACATAACCTACATTGTAGCCATCATTATAACCATACATAGTAAGTTTAACTTGGTTTGTAGCATCGGCAAAACTACAATCTACATTGCTTGCTTTTAACTCATCATTCAAATAAACATCACAAGTAGCAGTTTCTGCATCTCCTCCCCTTACCACAAATCTCCACAGTTGCCAAGTATCTTGAACAACTAAATCTGTTCCTACTTCATTATAGATAGAACCATCAAATACAAATAAACCATCAGAACCAAATCTTACAATAAATCGAGTTGTTCCATTAGAAATAATTACCCTAAATCTTTCATAATCACTACTTCCGACATTATCTAAGTATAAATTTAATTCTACAGTATAAGTATCTGGAACATTTATATTTTGGTATCTTGAAGCTATACAAGTATCATCTGGAAAACCTGTATCAAATTTAAAACAAGATTTTCCATCGAAAGCCGTTTGGGTAGATTGTCCACTCAGAACATCATTATCAACCCAATCTGAAATATCTACACAATCTTCATTTAATAAATCCCAAGAAAATCCACCAGAAGCAACTATATATCTATCACCTTTAGATGGACTAACAGGTGGTGTATTTAAGTCTCTAGCAGCAACTGGCTGTTGCCACGCATTATATTGTCGTGCTTCTACTAAATAATCTCCCATTTCTATACCCTTATATTTTTACCAGTTTTACTGGTTGGAAGAGAGGGAAGCATTTTCTCCCCTCTCAATATATTAACTAGCTGAAATTATGAGGCATTTGTAGTCTGCATCATAAGTAGCATCGGGGCCTGAGGGACCTTGCGGACCTGTAACACCTGTCTCACCTTGTACACCTTGGAGACCTGTTGGTCCAGTTTTTCCCTGAGGTCCAGTTGCTCCAGTTTCTCCCTGAGTACCTTGAGTTCCCTGCGGACCAGTGGGTCCTGTAATACCTTGAACTCCTTGAGGACCTGTGAGTCCAGTTTTACCTTGTAAACCAGTTGGTCCTGTTTCACCCTGTGAACCTTGTAATCCAGTAGGGCCAGTGGTACCTTGAACTCCCTGTAAACCTGTTGCACCTGTAGCTCCAGTTGTACCTTGGACACCTTGAAGTCCAGTCGGACCCGTCTTACCCTGAGTTCCTTGAAGACCAGTAGGACCTGTAGTTCCTTGAACTCCCTGCGAACCAGTTATACCCTGCACTCCTTGAGGACCAGTTACACCTTGAGGACCTTGTGGGCCAGTTTCACCCTGTACACCCTGTAAACCTGTAGGGCCTTGAGTTCCCTGTGGACCTGTCGGACCAGTTTGCCCTAAATATTCTGACCAGTTGGCTCCATCAAATTTGTAATACTCGTTCTCATCATCTACCCAACATATATAGCCTTCTGTTGGCGTTATTTTCTGCCAAACTGCTGTTCCAGCATCGCCTGCAGTAGAACAATAAACTATATCATTAACCGCAAAAGCTGACCACTGCCCACCAGTGCCAGCGATAATATAACGATCACCCTTAACTGCTATGGGAGATGTGGTTAGGTCTTTATCTTTTACAGTTTCCTGAAACGAGAATATATCTCTTACATTTACCCTATAATTAGTTGCCATAATATTTTCACCTCCTGCTCAATTGATTTTTTGTTACTATATTAATAAAATTTTTCATAGTTATTCCTTTTTCGCTTCTACCTTTTTCTCGTCTGGTTCATCGATAAATTTGCAAATCACATAATCGGGATCCGTATCTTTCTTCTTACGAGAATTTTCAAAAGCTACAAGTATCTCTTTTCGAATTGACAATTTAAGTCCTGATTTTTTATTCTTAAAAAGTCTTTTCCAACAAACACCAACTTTCTCTATCTTTGCTCTCGTCTTATCCACAGCTTACCTCCCTTTTGTTAAAGATAAGCACTTTTTCTCTTATCTTATCTAAATCATTTAATTCATGTTCCCATACTATTAAAGTTTGATAACCGTATTTAGCAAAGTGTTTAATTCTTCTCTGTTCTTCCTGCTTTTTAGTTCTACCTATCCATTTCTTTGAGTGCCAAAAACTCCCAAAAAATTCAATGAGTTTTTTCTGCCCATTGATGTTTATAAAATCTGGAACGAAACCATTAATAAATATTTGACCATCACCAACAAATTTATATTCCTTGGGCAATGATTCTTGGAGCAATCTATTCAACTGTTTTTCAGATTTATTTGGCTTTACATCTAATCCTTTAAAGCTAGCTTTTATTTGTTTTTCTCGATAAATTGGATCTTTCCAACACCTTAATCCAGCTAAACGATGAGAACAAGAGTTGCATCTTTTACTTCCAGTGTACCAATTACTAAGACTTATCTTATTATTGCAATTAGTTTCTATACAATAATGCTTAGTTTTAGTCCTATTATCAATATAATTGCCTGCTTTTTTACCAGTTCGAGGAAATTCTTTTAATATTTCTGTCATTCTTTGACTCATTTTTCTTCTGGTTACTTCTGTAAAAGGTTTTCTTTTTCTACCCCTAAATGCTTTAGCTATATTTTCTCTGTGTGCCTTAGTAAATGGTTTCTTTTTTATGCCTTTCAATGCTTCGCTTAAAGTTCTCATTAAAATATTAAATTTCACCAATTTGTTTCTTATAACATGCTTACTGCAACCCAATTCCCTTCCTATCTGCGATCTAGATTTTCTATTTTTAACATACTCTCTAATTAAAAATTCTTTAGTTACAAAATCATATTTTCTTTTATAAATTCCAGTTGGCATTATATTTCCTATTGCTCAACATTAAACGCCCTGTAATCTGGGTCATATTTGAGCAATTTATCAATTCTCTCTTTTACATTCGTAAATGAACCTTTTGGATTAGTCCCAAGTTCTTCTTCAACTTTTATTACTGCATCCTTTAAAACATTATGATGGATAGCCAATACATTAAGATAAACTCTATCCCCAGCTTCGTGAGGTGATGCCGCAGTTTCTTGCATACCTCTCTCTAATAGATTAGCAACTGTACCAAAGTGTGCAGCATCCTTTTCCAGATAGCGAACAATTTCCCCATTTATACTAATATAACCAGTATCTGGAAAACCATCAGTGCTATCAACTTCAAAAATAGTAGCAACTGCATCAACACTTGTAATTAATGTTGTAAATTTATTATCTTTGGCTTCTATTAGAGAAGAATTATTATCGATGTTATCAGGATATTTAGGAACAGCCTCGCCCATCAGCCTAACTCTTTCTTTATTTTAAAATTTATTGTATTATAATTGCTCTGGATTTTACCATCAGGAAAAGTAATCTCTATCTCCCCAAGAAAATTACCAATAGTATTCAAATCAGTCGCTTCCCAGCTGTATTCGCAGACTCCATTTATTGCATCTGTAATATCACATAATCGTTTAAATTTATATGTATCAACACCAAAGGCTTTTCTGAAAATAAATTTGACAGTGCAACTTGTTAAATTAATGACATCTCCAATTTCGCCACAACCATTTTCTCTGCAAGTAAAACGCAAAATAGGTTTAGTGTCATTTTGGATAAGCTCTATCATTATCTAGTCCCTTCAAATTTAACTTCTATATCTGCCTTGCTAAATTTTACATCAATATCGTGCTTTTTATAAAACATTGTGTCAATTAATCCTTTTACAAATCTAACAGCAATAGCTATATATCTTTTTACTACAATAAGAAAAATATTGTAAACCTGCTTGTTATACATAAATGAATTATAAATTTTTAACTTCCTTCCATCAATTTTGTCAAAACTCCATCATCCACTAATTTAGTTACTATTCCATCTTTAATGGTTATTCTTAAATCCATTGCTGCTTCGGGTGATATCCAGGGATCCATAGCAAATCTTATATCATAAGGACTCCCAGTCCCAATCATCCAAACTACTCCAATATGACCACCATAATCTTTACGGAAACAAGTAATTTTATCGCTGCCTGTCAGAGTCAGGTCAGTAACCCAATTTGTTGGGGAAGCATCCCATGCTCCACTAACACGCTTCTTATAATAGATATTGTTTGCTGGTGGGTCAATCCAAAAACAGTACAAATCATTTGTGGCTTGTTCAATACACAAAGCAGGTGACGCATCTGTTGCTGCTGGTTGGACATTTGTTTCCCCAACCCATGCGTTAGACAAATAGTCGTATCTTGCATAAAATATATTATGTGAAATGTGTTCTAAAAAGACACCATGCACATCATCTCCTTGAACACACACCGAGTGGCGAAAAGCGTATGTACTCTCTATAGTTGTTTCTACTTCTGCTCTCCATGCTGCACCATCCCAACTCTCAGCATGAACTGTTTCTCCATCATAACTAAAAACAGCAAGCATCTTGCCAGCAGTCAAAGGTACTATAGACACTTTCCAAGATGGATTATCTGTACTATTAAGTTTATATGGAAATCCCGCTGGTGTTGTTCCCCAAGTTCCATCATTGTTTCCAGACTTAATAACCCAAGGTTGGTCCTTTAAGCCAGAATCAAGGTACCCTATCCAAGCATATCCATTTGTATCTACAGAGAGATGCGGAACATAGGCACTATCCGAGTCCGTAGAAACTGTCTGTTCAGAAGCACTCCAAGTTATTGTTCCATCTGCATTTGGAGTTCCTCTGCGGTAATGAATAACAGAGGTCTGGGAGTGAACATAATGAACATAAGTTCCATCAAACCATATTGAAAAGAAATGCCCATAAAAACCTGCTCTGACAGTTGTAGGACTGTTCCAAGTTGTTCCATTTGCTGAAGTGCAATAAACTAAATTCGTGCCATCAGAGTAAAATACCCAAAACTTTCCCTGAGTATAGAAGCATTTCCGCTGAAACGGATATGTTGTTGCATTAACATTTGTGCTTGTTCCAAGAGTAACTGGCATAATTAACTAAATTTCACCTTTCCATCACTTATATCAATCATATCAGCATTATCTACTATGATATGAATTCTAATTCTAAACATTTGCCCTGCTGTAAAAGTTCCTGCTAATAGTTGAGAAGCAGTTATTACTTTAGTTTGCCAAGTGTTTGCAGATGTTGGTGTCATATCAAAACCACTTCCAACTTCAACATTATTTGTCCCATAAACTCTCATAGTCATATTATTATTTCCAGTAATATCTGAGGCTCTGATATCAAGTTCAATAGCATTTGTAGCAAAACCAGTCAAGTTACTTGGAAGTAGCAATAAAGCATCAAAATCACAATCCTGATTATCTGCATTACCAGTTACCTTTTTACCAATTTTACTATTTTCAACATTAATAAGTTTATCAACATCTATATTATTATTCACCCCATCTAGACTTTCGATAAAATCTGAAATTCTCAGACAGAGACAGGTCTCAGAAACTTCATCTGAATACTCTGGACAAGTTGCTACTATACCATCTAAAATAGTTTTGTCATCACCCGACAATATATTTGTAAAATTTACCTTCAAACTATCATCCAAATCATCCCACCTACACCATTCTATACTTTTATCTGTCATCACAGAAGAAGATACTTCCTCATGTATGTATGGTATATGCGGACATATCGCTCTTACATATTCATATAACATTTATTTACCTCCGATTATATTTTTCTAATAAATAATCTAACTCTACGAATTGATGCAGTATCCGCCTCAGCTTTAAAATCTACATCTATTGTGTGTAAATTAGTATCAACAAAGTTTAATTTTTTAAATCCAGAACAATTTGTATATATACCCACTATAGCAGGTTCTTTAATTATATGATTGATTTTAGTTATATCATCTAATTCAATCTGAACATAAGTGCTTGAACCAGCTTTACTGTTGGTAATTTCTAGTGACCACTCTAATAAATAATTTCCAGTAGAGGGAGGTGTAAAATTCATTCTAAATTTTTGTTGCCAAGCGATATCTGTAGTACCTGATACTGTTTCGTCTTCTGCATAGGTAGTGGCTACTATAGGCCCAGTTGGTCCAGTAACACCTCGAATACCTTGCGGACCTGTGGGTCCAGTAGTCCCTACACTACCTTGTAAACCAGTCTGACCAGTAGTTCCTTGTGGACCAGTAGGACCTGTTATTCCTACTCCTGTTGGTCCAGTAGGACCTGTCTTGCCAGTTATGCCAGTAACTCCATGAGGATTGTCAGTACGAGTATCGTGGTCGCCATCTGTTACTAAATCGAGTTCGGTTTTATTATCGTGGTCGTGTTTTTTAGCTATAAGGTCTGTATCTATTTCACCATCTTTAATTACTACACCTTCAACTATTACTCCTGCATCAAGTGTGTATTCATTTATTGAATCTATAAATCCACAACCTGTTACATCAAGCCCACAATCAAATTTAAACTTGTCTTTGGTTTCCTGCCAAATAATTTCTCCATCGCCATTATTGCCAGAAAATTTAATTTTATAATCTACACCAGTCGCACCATTTCCTATTCTAAGTGCTTCTGGTAAAGAGGTATCTATATGCACTCTTCCATCTGCGTCTACTATAAATTTATCAGTTCTTAATGCTGTATCAGTATTTTGAATGTGCTTTTTATCAATCGCATCTGTTAAATCATTTACATCCTCTATGATTACAAAATCCTTGATCTCAGACTCAGGATGAGTAGAGCAAGTTACATTCTCATCAATAGTTTCCTGTTCTAAATACTCATAATGAGCACCATCTATACAATAAAATCTAACTTTATACATGATTTATTCTCCTTTTAAAATTCCAATATTAGCCCTGAAACATATACTTCATCTGCTAAAGGGTCTTTTGCTTGAACTTCAAACATAGCTTCTCCAGAAGGTAAGTTTGATAGTGTTCCTAAATCTACTAAAATAGGTACTAAACTACTTATTCCTGTTACTTCGCAAATAACATTAGCATTAGTTAAATCATATATTCTAACATCTCCAGGTTTTGCTGCGGTTTTAACATGTACTATTGCTTTGATATTAGTAGGGCTACCTAATTTAGTAGTTCCTTTAAAAATAAATCTGGTAAGAACTGCATAAGTAGTATTTTTGGCGAGTAAATAATTATTAGCGTTACCACTCAAAGTAATCTCTATACATTTAGCACCATTAACTAAAGTATTTACTTCAGCTTGAGTATATGCTCCTACTTGAGCAGAAGTAACTGTATGAGGATTATCGGTTAAATCTTTATGAGTAACTGCATCGCTAACATCTGCCACAGCGACTTCATTAGCTCCACCTTCGTCCAATTTTTGGTCGGTATTTTGAATGTGTTTCTTATCTACAGCGTCTTTAATGTCTGCGACTGCTACTTCACTAGCTCCGCCCTCATCTAATTTGATATCTGTGTTCTGGATATGTGTCTGTTCTACTGCTTTAGCTGTTTCATCATCCTGAATTTTGTCATATTTAGTTGGTTTAAATCTGTCCATTATTATTGCCTCCTAATTTTTTATTATAATAAGAGATAGAGGCTAAACTGACTTCCCCTTATATTAGTTATACGATTACACCAATTTTTTTCAAATCTTCTCTCTTAAAAATTCTTAAATTCTCTTTAGGGTATTGTTCTTTAAATAAATCTATTTTATCTATAGCTTTTTGAGAAAAATATCCCTTTATTTCAATAAACTGATTCCACTCTGGAATATAAAAATCGGGTGTGTATGTAGTTTTACCCAAATCAAAAGTTTTAGATTCATATCTCCATTTACACCCACTCAGATCTAAAAATTGGGCAAACCATATTTCCCAGTTACTTCTCATATTTATTCCTTTATACATACCCCAATGAGGTCTGAGAGGTTTTCCAAAATGATAATTCTTCTTGCCTGTTATGGAAGGTCGCTTCTTACCAAGCCAATATCTGATAGGATTTTCCAATTGTCTCTTTGACATTAATTTTAAAGTTTTAGCAGAATAAACACCCAACTTCCCTTCGTTCCAAGATTTTTGACCTTTATGGGCTTTGCTCATTTTCTTTCGAGCTTCTAAACTTGGCTTTTTGCCACTATTTGCTTTACTTATCTTTGCCTTTGTTTCCCTAGACCGTTTTATTCCTTTTAACAAGCAACTTACTTTCTTTTTAGATTCTGCTGTGTTGTGCTTCCCAAACCTCGGATGATTCTCTGGATTCTTAAATCTTCTTTTCATAGCACAAGAACCACATCTTCCTTGACCATAAAACCCAGAAAAAATACTGATTTCTTTACCACAATCTATACAATAGTATCTTTTTTTTGCACTCATTTATTTCCTTAAACAGTTGTGTCACTGACGACAATCAATGATACTTTATCTTGGGCATTGTAGGAGTACACAGATAATTTCGCTGGATCTCCAGCACCTGCTCCTGTTGCATATTCCTTAATAGTCTCAACCTTGCCAACTCCGTTTCCAGCAACTACATAAGTGTATTCGGCTGTAATATTGGCTTTTTTCAACGGATTTTCATCAACATCTAAAATATCTGGAAAAGTTACATTTGCATAAATTGTTCCATCTGCATCTACCTTAAGATATTTAGCATTGCCCACAGTTCCATCGGTAGAAGCAATTTTTAAATTATCTATATTAAGAGATAAAGAATCTACAGATAATTCAGTATCAACTTTTAAAACACCAAGTCCATCGGCATCTATTGTTGCTGCAAGAGGGATAAATTTTACTTGATTTCCATCCTTGACCGAAGCGTATAATCGAGCCATCGTTTTACTCCTTTGTTTTTAATTTTTGTTACTCAGCAATTTTATTTTTTATTTTTCTCGTCGGAAAAAAGTTCTTGCTACTTTGAACTAAAAATTTTAATGCCACTTCAGAAAGCAGAAAAGCCCCACCACTATTAATGTCTGTACTAACATAAATATTCTATCAAGTTTATGGTCGCTAAGGTGATTTGTAAAATGAATTCTTAACTCCTTCATCCCCTGCTCAAGCTGTCCTACTTTGTTACTTAGTTCAACCAATATATTTGTATGATTCTGTTTTGCCATTTTATTCCTTATTTCTTAAAAACTTTCGCCAACCCTTTATCTATGAGTTCTTGATTTATGTTTCTGCTGTCAAAATAAACTATTGCAAGTGAATATTCTTTTGCTAACTTAATATCAATCAAAACCTTTTTATTTACTAAAGTAGCGTTAAGGTATTCAATCGCTCCATAAAACTTGCTATTCTTATCCTTAAGAGATGAGATATCTTTCAGTCTAAGGGTTGACCTAACTCTAACTCCAAATCCTAATGAGATTTCAGCATCAAAGGTATTTATATTCTTTATGCTTTTGATTGTGGCTTCATATCTCATTATTTTGTCTCCAGAATTTTCAGAACCAGTAGGTCTGGGGCTACATAAGCCCCAAACCCACCAGATTAATTATCACCTATTATGGTGCCACATAGCTATTCTCCAAACCACTGATTCTCACGATTGACCCAACTCCAAGGGTCTGTTTAAAATCAATTCTTTCAGAGATTACCACTCTAAGAGCATCTGCTTCGATAATCTTATCAGATTCAAACTTTACTTTCCGTCTGTCACCGATAATAACCGCATCCTTTCTCATTAGAATAGCAACACCTAAATCAGCTCCTGTAAGTGCTCCGCCTTCCATTACGCTAACTGTCAATTCTTCAGGGATATAGGGAGATTCTATGAGTTTAATACCCATATATTGCCCTAATTCACCTTTAAGAATCGTTGCGTTCGGACCATATTTTTCAACAGTCAGAACAGATTGTTCTTGGCGTAATTTAGAAGCAGTGTAAGGACTAACTAAAAGTATCAGCTTATCAACACCACGACCATACTTGCCCATCGCAACTCTAGCAACTTCAATAGTAGCTAACAAAGAAGTAGCATAAGCCACAACTTTAGCAGCACCCAATTTAAGAACTCCTTCAAGAGCTTCTCTAACATCTTGAGCATTGCTCCAACTAAGTGCTGGATCGCCCTGAATCATAGCTTTCTCTTCAGCAGTAGCGACTCCTTCTGCAAAAGCATCCTTTATAAGAGGAAGCATTGCAACTTTAGAATCCTCTTCCACTTCGGTAGAAATATCAGTATACGCCATCAATTTCTTAGCCACTAAAGTAACCTTACCAGCAAAAGCAGTATCAAGACTTGATTTTGCAGTAGGGGCAGTAGCCTCACCAGAGACATAGTACACCGTAGCATCTGCATCGATTCTAGGAATCTCAAAAGTAGCTGTAGGCATAGTTATCGTTCTGAAAAGTTCACGGGCATAATTCTTCTCCCTCACCAAGGCTACAAACTCTGTAGCATACTCGGTAGGTAAGAAGTTTCCGATTTCAGATGATAACAAGTCCTCAGCATCAGCTTTCTGTAATCCTATTCCAACAGCTTTTTTAATTGCATCGTCTAACATATTTTAAAACACCTCCTGTCTTTACAGATTCAACCTAGCACAATTTTTCTAGGATATTATTTTTGTTCTCCAAATACTATTCGGTTCCAACCTTTATCAGTTGTCTTTTTAACATCTTTCTTCTCCTCATCCTTTTTCTTATCGGCATAAGGAGCATCTGCTATAAAACTTTTTCTTTGTGGTTTTTCTTCTTCCGCTTTCTCAACTTTCTTTTCAACTTTTGGCTCTTCTTTCTTTTCAGCCTCTAAAATTTTTTCCTCAACTTTAGGTTCTTCCTTTTTCTTCTCTGGCTCTTTTACTTCAACATCTTTTTCAGGAAGTCTTGCAAGAACCTCATCAATCTTCTTACCTAAATCCTTAAGACTCGCCAAAACTTCTTTTAGAGGAGCTTCAGGAGCTGGATATTGCTTCCCAGCTTCTTCTTCCTTTTTCGGATAAGGATATTTCTCAGGATAAGGATATGCCTGACCAACCAATTTTGAGACCTTCGCCTTTATCTCCTGCAATATAGCTTTTACATCCTCATTGGTTTCTTTTGCGATAAGTTTATCCAATAAGAAAATAATCTCCTTTACCTCTTCACCTAGTTTTGCATAAGGATATGGATAATAAGGATAGGGATATTGTTTAGCATTTTCAACTTCATCAACTAAAAGTTCCCAAGTTGCTTCACTATCGTCTTCTACCTCTTCTTCCTTTTTTTCCTCTACTTTCGGTTCTTCCTTCTTTTCTTCCACTGGTTCAGATTTTTCCTCTTTTTCTTCTGAAACTGTATCATCAGTTTTATCTGGTAAGAGATTAATTTGAATAGTAGAAGTATCGTCTAAGGCTATAGAAGCAGATTCAGTCTTTGTACCCTCAACTTTTTCTTTCTCTATTTTTTCAGAGGCTTCTTTATCCTCTTTTTCATATTTCTCCAAATCCTCTTTCTGAGTATCTTCCTTCTCTACTATTTTACTATCCTCTTTCTTTTCTACTTTTGTAGTTTCTTTTTTCTCTGCTGTTTCCTTCACAATCTCCTCAACCTTCTTTTCTTCGGCTTTGGGTTCTGTAGTCTCAACAACATCAGAAGTTCCATCAGAAACAGTAATGTTAGTAGTATCAGAATCAGTAGTTTCGATTTTCTTTTCTTCTGCCATTTCTTTCCCCTCCTTTCTCTTTTTGATTTCGTCTGTAATCGCTGTGTTAAAAGATTTATTTACTAATGCAAATTTCGCTTCAGGATTAGCTGGTAATCCAACAACACTTACCTCAAATAATTCTATGCCTGTAACCTCATTATAAGATTTACCATCTTTTCCCACTTTTTCCTCTGATGATGTTACTCTGCCACCGATACTAAAACTATCAAGAATATCTTCCTCTATTAATGTCCACAGTTGGTCGGCTGTTTGTGAAATCTCCACAATAACTCTCAAACCTTTATCATCAATTCCTGTTTCAACAACTTTTCCGACGGGAAATTTTTGATGCTCATGTTCGTAGAAAACAGTATGGTTTTCAAGCAGATGATTCGCAGCCTGTCGCAATGCTTCTATAGTAATAACTTCGTTCTGCCTATCGAGGGCAGCAGTAGAAGCATATCCACTGATAAGACGCTTACCATCCTTTTTAGATTTCTTCAGAATATCTGTATAGACTTTAAACTGCAAATTATCAAATAAATTGTTCATTTTGTTTCCTCTCCTTCTTCACCTGGTAAAATTATGCTCCCACGATTTTTGCATGGTCTATGATAATGCTTTCCTACTTCATCATCATAATATATTCCCTTCTCACCAATTTCTTTGTGACAATAAGGACACTCCCAAATTTCCTTTGGAACATTTACTATAATAACTTTAACTTTCCGAGCTTCCTCTGTGTCTTCTTTTGCAAGTTCTTTCTTAATCATATCAACAATTTCTTCCATTGACTTCAAACCAATTTTACCATTAACTAACTCTCTGGTTTTTAAAACCTTCTTAAGTGATTTTTCTAAATCATTAAGTTCCACAATATCTCTACCATCATCGGCAGAAAGTAATAGTGCATAAACTAAAACTTCCTTTAGATGGGCTCCAGTTAGACCATCGGACTTCGATGCAATATCTCTTAAGCATTTATCTTTATTAGTGATGTTCATAGGTTGTGCAAGTTTATTTAAAATTTCATATCTAAGTTGTTCATCTGGCAAACTGAATATAACAACTTCGTCAAAACGACTCGGCCTATCAAGAAGAGCTTTTGGCAATCTATCAGGATAATTTGTGCAAAGAATTGTGCAAATACCATCTACAGAAGTGAGTCCATCCATTTGGGTTTTTACTACACCAACAGCAGAACTTTTTTCTAAATAGTCGTCTAAATCTTCCATAAAAAGAATACAAGGAGCCAATTCCTTTGCCATATCATACATATATTTGATATCTTCACTATAACAAACCATATCCTGTGTAACCCATATAAATGTGCAATCACTTTGAGCCAGTAAAATTTTACCTGTTAGAGTTTTACCAGTTCCTGGAAGACCAGTAAGAATTAAACCTCTTTTGTAAGGAATATTATTCTTATCATATATTTCTTTTTTCTTAAAAAACTCCAATGCTCCTACTCTAATTGCCTCTTTTTTATCCATTGGTAATTTCACATCATCAAATGTTAAATTTGGAATAGGCAAAAACTCACCAGCAGGAGTTATCTTTTCTCCTTTATAAAAATTATTTTCTGACATATATTTTTCAACAGATTTTAAAAAATTCAAAGCTAAATCGGACTTCTCTTCAGGATAATAAATATCTAAATACATACTTCTCATCCCTGGCTCTACAAGAATAACTACTCTATTACCATCTTTCTCAACTAATCTGTAACCATCAATAAGAAGTTCTTCTCTTTTATCTCTGCCAACCGCCAAATAAGAATATTCTGGAGCAGCTAATTCACCACGAGAAATACTAATAGTAGCATAAATCTTATACCCATTTAAAATTTCTGTAACCGCCTTAAAAAATAATGCTGCCTTAAACCCTGGAAAACTCTTATGTAATGTTCGTCTCTTATGTGGTTTTGTTCCTAAAAATTTATCTATGATACCAGCTTTGGATGGCTCAAATTCCGTTAAATCAATAGCTTCGTCTTTTGTTGGTTCATCAAACATTTTATTCATTATCTTTCCTCTCCTGGTAAACCACTTTTTTCCATTACCCATATATCTGTTTTCGGATCTTCTCTTGTAAATGTATATAATCCTTTAAGACTTTTCCCTCTAAATCTAACTTTCTTAAATAAATCTGAATCTTCCAATACTTCCGCTTTCCCATCATCTATCAAAACTGAATAAGCTGGAGTATTCTTTGTCGGATTAGCGTCGGTATTAATAATAGTCCATAATCTTTCCAAATGATCCATCCAAACCTTGTCATCCTTTTTCAATCGTGGAAACCGAACTGGCTTGGAAGTATGTATTTCGCCTTTTTTATCTTTAACAGTGTAAATTTCTCCTTCAGCAGTTTCATCGACTTTTTCTACTACAGTTACCTCAATCAGTTCTTTAGTAACTCCAGCAGGGGCTATTGAACCGTTCCATTCAAGTGCCTCTCTAACTTTGCAAGGCTTATACACACAGGTTGTTTTATCAATTACTGCTGGATTTTCGGTGCATTGAAAATGTGGGAAAGGCATTTCGCCATTATCTATTCTAACATCCCAATGTTGCGAAGATGGTCCTCGCCTAACAACTACTGGACCACGAAACCAATGCCAATGTAATGCAAATGGAAATGTTCCCACTTTCTTCTCTACTACTTTTTTCTTTTTCGGTTGCTTTTTCAAATATTCAAAATAAGCATCCCTAATTTTTCGTCTTTCGCCTATTTTTGTTTTTGTCCAGTATTTAAACTCTTCTGGAACTTTCTTTTTCAAATTTAACGGTAATGCTGAAAAGCCTTTTGGTGGAACCCACTTCTTATTTACTGCTCGTCTTGAAATAACATAAGGAACTTGCACAATAGGTTGAATCGCAACCCAGAAAACTCCTACACGAGGTTTCCCTTCTGGAATTTCCGACGGTGGCAAAATAATTTTTCTTAAATCAGATTTCCTAAATACTATACAACCATTCTTAGTCAATGGAACCCAATTAATTTCAGTTGGATTGAGTTCCTTATTTACATAAGCCAATGAAGCATTAAAACTATTCAAGATATACTCTGGTAAAATTCCCCTCTCCACTAAACTTTTAAAAGCTTTCTGCTCTAATCTGCGAAAAACCAATCTGCCTTTTAGCGTGCCATCCATCCAATATTCGTGAAAAGCTGGCTTTTGTGTCAAGTATTGTGCCTTACCCTTATCTATAATTAAAAATACAGCTGGATACTCCTTTGTTGCCCCAACTGTTCCAGCAGGAGCGACTCCTTGAACTTCCATCCATTCAATTGGTATTCTGGCTTTTTCGTGTGCTCGTAATTCAGTCGGTTTTACTTGTCCAGCAGCAGTTCTCCGCATAGCGAATTTTCCAGTTTTCCAATCTATCTTAAATGCTTTGCCTTCTTTCTCAATTCTTTTCGCTTCCTTCATAGTTACTACTGGCTCTTTAATAGCACCCTTTATCAAATCATCTATCGTCCAACCAATTGCATATTCGCCACGCTTTGCTACAATACGTAAATCAGTATGACAGCTCTTGCCTCTCCAATGATGATGACAGATATATTTATAAGGGCCTTTATCCTCGGCTGGAACTTCCTTATAAAGCAAGACTTGTTTTTCCAAATCTGGAGTTAATCCAATCTTGTAAATAATTTCTCCTTCCACTGGAATTATTTTTTCTTGAAATACTAATCCAGCTTTCGCTTTCCTCACAGCATTATCTATTGTATCAACTTTTTCTTCAACTTTTCCCAATTCCCTCGGTGCCCAAGCCGTTACCTTTATTTCATCGGTTTTTTCATTTCGTTCCAAATTAAGAGTTTCATATTCTAGCAAAAATACATCGCCCTTTTTCATTGGTCGAGCAGAAGAAAATGTTTTTCCCACCTTGAGATATTTCTTTCCACCAATTTCAACCAAAAGTTTTTCTGGGACTTTCTTATCCTGCGGGTCAAGTCCAAAAAGATAATTCCATATGTTTTTCACTTTTGTTTCTATGGCTTCTATAACAATTACATTAGCAGTTCCAGAGTTATGGAATTTCCATTGATTACTTCTTTTCCCATCCAATCTATATTTGGCAGATGAGAGTTTAATTACATTTCCTTCTGAACCATCAAGTTTTCTTAAAAATTGTGTATGCTTTCTAATATCTTCTGCTGACTTGCTCAAGACTGCTGGTGCTCTATTTAGTTTATATTTTAAATTTGGTTTTCTCCAAGTTGCCTGTAAAAATTTTAAAGACTTCAAAGCTTGCAATCGTTTTTCAAATGGCTCATTATGAATATCTTTACCATTCAGATAGGTTATATCGTAAACATTTGCGACCAAACCAGTTTCGTCTGGTTCGCCTTTCCTGTGAACTCTCCCTATAACAGCTTCTCTCGGTTGATGTTTCAATTCTCCATCCACCGTTTTCCATAACTCTATTTCTGCTATAAAAGAAAAATTATCTGCACCGAGTTCCTTCAATTCTTCAATTAACTTTGGAAACCTACCAGTATTGTCTTCTCCATCTTCGCTAATAATTGTTGCTTTGCCTTTATCGTAATGAAACTCCAGATTTAATCCATCATACTTCTTTGTCGAATACCAAGGCCCTTTACTTTCATCTGTTACAATTGATACAAATAAACCGATAGTCTGTCTTTCCCTTGGGAAATATCCTCTAATTGGTTTAAGCGGTAAATAAAATCTAAACAGTTTAACTTTGTCTTCTTCCGACGAGGCTTTTGCTTGAGCTCTTATTTCTGGTGATGCAGCTCTTTGTTTAGCAGTTAAATTTTTCAAGCTCATCTCAACTATATTAAATTCTGGATTTAAAATAAATTCTAATTTCCCAAGACAAATATCTGTATCGGATGGCTCGAAGTTCGTGTCGAACCGATACCTAATTCGATGCCAGTATTCTTTGGGGAGTGCTCTCCATATTCTAAACTTAAGGGCAACCGAAATAGATAATGGAAGTTTTGGATAGCAAAAAACAAAATCAATATATTTTTTGGTTTCGCCATTTGCTGGTAGTTCGCCAACTAACCATAGAAACTTTTCTTCAAATACAAAAGAGGAAAGACCTTTCAGAATATCATTTAAGTGAATATCTTCTCCCATTTCAACACCAGAAGAACCGACTGGGATATAAGATTTTTTCTCTGCCTTTTCTTCTACTTTAGTTACTTGTAACTTTCCCAATGGGATATTTGAGGTAAAAGGGCCATGGTAGGCATCTGTCATCAGGTGACTCCGACTTCTCAAATCGTCATTGAGTCTATTCATTAGTCTTTCTTTAATTTCTTGGAGCATCCTATCTGGTAAATACTCAGCCCGATACAAAATATCAAAGTCGCCCTTCGTTTTATTCCGATTAACTATCCCACCTGTCAAAAATAGAAATGGATTTTTTATTACAAATGAATCTACAACTGAAACAACCTCCGATAATTTAACTGCTTTCATATCAGGAGTTATCTTTCTGGGATGAACTATTAAATCTTTTTTGGTATTTTCTTTCATATTTTTTAAAATATTAGGAGGGCGGGCAAACCTTATTTCGTGCCAGCCCTAAATTGAGTTATCTTTTTTTTCGCTGAGTAAACTCAATTTACCCGCCTATTCCCTTTCCTTGTCTTCTTTCAAAAATCTGATAATCTTCTTCGACTTCTTATCTCTTTTGGTCTTCTTTTTTGGCTTTTCCTGTGGCTCTTCAATTTCTTCTTGCTCAATCGAATGTTTCTTCTTGGGAGGTAATCCCCTGTCTCTGCGAACTTCCTCAATATCACGAATTCCAGCTTTCAAATCCATCTGGTCTATCCTTGCTGCATCCAAAGCATCTCGCAAATCTAATTCAGCGAATTTGAAAGTGTATTTATTTGTGAACTCAGAAATCAATAGCTTATTTAATTTGGCTGCTACCATTTTTTGAAGTGGAATAATTTTCTCTGTTTTAAAAGCATTTGCTTGTTCTTTTGAGTTTGCCCTGTTTGAACTTTCAACTATTCCAACCATAATCGGAGGCACACCGAGAACAGCCAAAATCTCATCTCGGTTAAATTTCCTCTGATTCAAGAACTCCATATCCTTTGGAGGAGTTCCGATGGGAGTTATTTTTGCCCCACCCTCAGTTATAATTGTTTTATGGGATTTACCACTACCCTTATAAACAGTTCGCCAATATTCCCTCATTCTCTTTAACTGAGGTAGCGTACAATTACCTAAATCAACATGCAATCTTGGTGTCGCATCATTTTTGAAAAAGTTTTTGTTATATGCTTGAGCATAAAGATCGGTTTCAATGGGTATGATTAAACTTTCCAGAGGTGATAAGCCATAAACTTCTGAACCAGGATTAATTAGTCTAAAATGGATAATCTGGTTAAGTTTAAACTCGGCAACTATCTGCCAATCAAAAACCTGAACATAACCCAACACCCGACCATGCTCGTCAACTTTGATTCTCATTGATGGACAATATACATTATAAAGGGCTACTGGCAAATCAGTAGCCTTATCTCTTACAACCTCAACATAAGCATCGCCATAAATATGCAAATCTGTGATAATTTCAGCGACTATATCTGAAAATGTGTCATCCGCATTGGGTTCTTCTAGCAAGTCCTTTAAAGCCATTATTTTTAAATTTGAGGATAAAGCTTTGCTTAACTCAGCTCCTTTTAAGTCAATTTTACTCTCTATAGAAAGTAAACGCCACCCATTTGAGGTGGCGGTTCTAACTATAACATCTACGCATGCTCTCACCCAAGATTCTTTCTTGTATATCTGCTCCAGCATCGAGTAGCTAACACGAGTATCCCTACCCTTAGTTTCATCACTTTCACTATAATCGTGAATATAGGATGCTGGGTCTATTTTGGGTTCTTGAACTGCTTTTTTCTGTAAATCTTGTATCTCGGCAATAAGCTTGTCTTTTTCTCGCTTATGCCTATTAAAGAAAGGAAAGGTCAAATTCACTCCTAAATTGTCAAATTAAGACCAAAAAAAGATATTGGGGTTCAATACCCCTCACTACTATTATACGTAAAAAGTCGGAAAATTATAAGTAAAATTTTAAAATAATTTAATTCAAGTATTTTGAACCAGTTATGGAGGCTGCTTTCTTTGAATCTCTCGCAAAAAGCCGAGATACTATAACCTCTACCTGTGAATTTTGGAACTTTTCTGATTTTTCCGCAGAAAGTTAAGATGTGATCCCAGGCACTACAGAAATCTGGAACTATCAATTACTACTTATAAGTTGTATGAAAACCTATAGGGAGCTGTATAAAACTAGATAATCTTATTTCTTTAAGTCACTAAAAATGATTGCCAAACGAAATATTACATTGAGGCTATACTGTTAGGTAACGAGTTACTATAAGATATATCTAATGTTCAATATTAAGTGAACAATATAGAAAAGTGAACAGTACCATCAAAATGTTCTATAAGATAGAACAACTGTTCTATGCAGTAGAACAAGAGATAAAAGTTGCTATAGAATATAGTAAGACTCTACCAAGCATAAATCTTACTACAGGATATAGTAAATCTGGGCTAAATCAAACCTTTGAATAATACTGCAAAGCGAGCTAAGGTAATAAATGTCCTAACTCTAATGAATAAAAAGAGTTAAATACAATCACCATAAAAAGTATATGAATGTGCATATATAGATACCCACCCACCACCATTTTCACTCTAATTTTCGGAAATCGCTCATAAGTTTCGTTAGCCATTACAGTTATGACATTTTATCGCCTCCGCCAGCTCAAGCACGTTTGTCGCCCATCGTCGTCGGCCAGCGTCGGAGCGGTTCTCTCCCTCTATCTCCCTGTTACTGCTCATTATATTATTTTGTATTTATACCAGTATTTTATTCGCTCACTATTGTATTATAATTGTATGCTACGGGCTGGAGTATCCCAGTTTTTCTCTATACATATATTACAATAGTATATTATTAGTTAAGGCAAAAAATTTATTTTAAAAAAGACCCTTGACATTTCGGGATTTTGTGGTAAGCTATAGAGTGGAAGGAGGAAAAGACGATGAGAACGATAAAACAAGATACAAGGGCAAGGAGAAGCAAAGGCGAAGTCAATCTGTTAGGTTTAGTAGGTTTAGTTTATTTAGGTTTGATGGTGATAGTGGTACTCTGTATATTTTAAGGGAGGCGGTTAAAATGAAGAGACAGGAAGTAGAAAAGAAATTAGTCAAGCAGTTATTCTGGAATATAGTCAAGAATGAAAAGATAGACAGACAAGGACTATCTGTAAGTATAGATAACCGCACTTCCTTCTCCCATTGCTACTCCTACTTTGATGGGAGCTATAAAATAACTCTCTCCATAGCTGGGGCTAAAATTCGCATAAAAGAAGGATATACAGACTGTTACTATCAAGGACGTAAAGAATTATTAGCTAAATATACCTTGCATAACTTGCACAATGAGATCCGCTTCTTAATATATCATGAGCTAAAGCATAGCATAGACCGCTCTAATAATAAGGACTATAATAGATGGCCTGAGAGGAGAAGAGAATATCAGGCTGACAGTTATGCTTTGAGTAAACTAAAGCGTTCAAGGCGAGCAGACTGGAACGAATAGGAGGCGATTTAAAATGTTACACTATAATAGAGAATATGCTAAGACAGTCAGGCCCAGATATTTTAGTGCTTACAGCCAGGGATACCCTTGCGTTATTACTTCGGATAGATACCAGGCCAGATTATTGCAGAAAAATTTTAAGCATACCATAAGAAAAGAGGGACGACTCTATATTGTAACCTTACAGCTTAGGAAGATATATCCTCATGTTACATACTAAAGGAGGTTTTTAAAATGAAAAGAGAATTTAAAAAAGCTGGGATTACATTCTATATTGCGAATAGTAAAAAAGTCTATGTTGAGGGACTGGAAAATATAACACTATTCCGAGCAACGGCTAGAACATACAAAGGAGTATACCAGGAGGCTCAAGAGTTTTTGAGTACAAAAACTGCTAAGGAAATTACTCAAGCATATAATAACTGTCTAAAAAGACAAAGACAGACTATATTTTTTGACAAGGTCAGGCCACTATTTAAAAAGATCTTCGGTTTTGATATCCCAGTCTGTCGAGTCGGGCTGATGCTGGGGACAAAGACTATAGACCCCGTAAGATTCGATAAGCTAATAGAGACCCCATCTGGAGTCTCGACTTACAGTTTTGTTAAAAAGCAATATGGGAATATAGGCTATAGGTTACTAAAAAAGCTACTCTAGGAGATATTTAAAATGATTTTACTTTACATTTGCTTATATCGCATACTTGAAAAGATAGACGGGGAACGGGGCTGGCATATTTTATCTTATGCGATAGCGGAGCGATTAAAGATTAGATTGCTTAACAAAATTAAATGATAAAGGAGGCGCTAAAAATGTTAAGGCGTAAGGACTTAGTAGACATTGCAGACAAAGACTATAAGAAAAGACAAGGCGAGTTTATAGTTTGTCAAGATTGCGACTGGGAGAGTGGAGGGACAAGAGGCGATTTATTTATGCTCCCACTTGACAAGGTTTTGACTTGCCCAGACTGCAAAAGTGATAACTTGGCACTTGCTAAAATAAAAAGCGAGCTTGTTATTGTTAAGGACTAAAGGACTTTAAAAATCTAAAAGCGATAGGAGGTGCTTTAAAATGACAGAACTTATCAAAGCAGTAAAAAATCACTCTGGAATGACAGAAGAGGATTTACTTGGTGTTAGAAATGCAAACGATGGCTATGCGGGATTTACTTATTACAAAGATACTGTCGAGTTTTACGATGAATATGCTCCAGAAATATGGGAGCAGCTAAACGAAGTATCAGAGCAATTAGGGCAGAGACCCACTGAGGTTATATCTTCTTTTGGTTGTGTAGATAGTATTGTTGATGATGAGACCTTTAAAAATGCTCTAGCTTGGTTCGCACTTGAAGAGGTAGCAAGGTATTTGCAAGACAAAGAAGAAGAAAAGACAGATTGATATAATTAGCTAAAATAACCTATCACAAAGGCGGTGACGCTAAAATGAAGGGCAGAATATACCTTACAGGGCGAAAGACTAAGCTGGCGAGCAAGATTCGGGTTTATAAGGGCTTCGGGACTTGCAAGCAGTGCGGTTATGCTTTGGATGACAAGGAGGCGGAGAAGGGAATTTGCAGGACTTGCCAGGAGCTTAAAACTTGAGGAGGTGACTTGAGATGACTTTACAAGAGGCAAAAAATATCCTCGGAGATCGAGCGACTTGGGAACTTAAAAACATGAGGAAGGCACTTTCTATATTACAGCTACTTAACACGCCAGAAGATAACAAAAGACTTGAGGCGGTAAAGACTCTTTTAAAAGATAGGAAGTAAACTTGAGGACTTAAAAAATGACTATAAAAATCGGTCTAAAATTTAAACTTAACAAGCGAAACTGGACCTTGACAGGCTTTAGGGATGGCTTGCCACTTATCACTTGCAAAAAGACGGGGCAAGTGCAGAGGGTTAAAGACGAGGACTTATTGAGGCTTGCTAAGGCGAAAACTTGACAGAGTGCGGACTTTTAACTTAACTTGATAAACTTGCTATAAAATATAGTAACTCTATAAATTGAGGTAAACTTTAAAGGCGAGGAGGTGATAAATAATGAGATACTACTTTGAGGACTGGCGAGGCAAAAATACCATAACCTTAAAAAGAGCTTCTGCGGAATGGGTAAACTCAGACTGCCCCGATATACTTACAGAAGAAGGAGAAACGATCTTACACAATGGCGGTTTAAATGGCTGGTATGGCTTACCCTTCGACAATTCGGACTTGCTAAAACAGCTTAGGAACTTTATAAGAGCAAGCGATAAAGCCTTTTGCAAAAAATATGCACGCCTGGGCTTTACATTCGAGGGCGAGGGAAAACTTGTTAAAAACTTAGATAGAGAACTTGGGAACGCTTAAATAGACTTTACACTTTATAAAACTCGATGGAGGTACTAAAAATGAGATGGCCTAAACTTACTAAAAGGTATTACAGCAATAGACGAGATAAAACAGTCTTTGCTTATTATCGCTTAATAGGCTGGCATAACTTTCAGCTACACTTAGGAAATAATTTATATTCACTTATAATCCCAGCAAAAAGAACTTAAATACTCTTTACACTTACAAAAAATTTTGAGGAGGTGTTAAAATGATTACCAAAACAGAAGTAGCCAGGGGAACTCTGGGCGATAAAAAAGGCTGGAACTTCGCTGTTTACTGGGACAAGCGAAAGTATCCTAACCTTATATCAGCACTATACAAGACGAAAAAGGAAACGCAGGCCCAGCTTAAAAGATATCTTGAGACTGGGGAATTTGACACTTATGGATCGGCAGAGTAAACTTAAAAAAGGCGTAGATAATCTTAACACTTAAAAATAACTGTTACACTTTGGGGATATAAAAAAATGAGACCACTACTAATTATATTGCTGGGGTATGCTGTACTTGCTTTGATCTGCTTTATTCTTGTGATGATTAACTTAGGATAAAAGGAGAATACTTATTTGCTCGACGAGGATTTAAACTTAGGGGAGGTGAGAAAAGATGGACAAATACATTACAAAATACTTAAAGGCTATAAACAAGGCCAAGACTAATGAGGAAAAGCGGGATATACTAAATAAAATTTACGACGATGGCTTTGGAGATGGGTACAATTCGGGCGTAGGATATGGAGACTAAATTTATAATGAGCTAGAAAATAAAAAAGTGGGATTGCACTTTCTCCGACGATGGCTCTTTATGATAGTGTATGAGTGGAGTCGCTGGGCAGGCCCTCTTGTCACTTATATACACTTACTACACTTTGGGCTTGTGTATCTTACTTAACTTTATTAACTGTTAAAGGTTGCGGAAAGTTTGTTTTGGATACTTTAGGCTCGTTTGGCACTTATGGGAATTTGGGGCATAGGTTGGCTTTGTTAATTTTTTTGATTGGTTTAGATTGTTTGAGTGGCTTTTTTTGATTATTTCTAACTTTGGCTTCTCGTAGCTCGATTGCTTATTTTAAGATTTGCTCTTGACTTTTCGGGATTTTTATGGTATACTTATAGAGATTAGATTTACTTAACTTTTTTGGAGGAGACTTTACAATGAAAGCTCAATATACCTGTAATTGTATAAATTACACAGAGATTTTTAACGATGCTACAGAAATGGCTCAAGCTGTAGAAAATGCGAGCAGAGTATCAAAGAAAGACTTTTATAATATATCCGATGTTATACCTTTACATCGACAAATAAAGCGGGCAGAATATAGCCAGAATAAAAACTTATTGATATTGTATGATATTACAAAAGATGTACACTATTTTTACTTATAAGATAGAGGAGGATTAAAAAATGAAAACAGAAAGACTAACAGATAAAGAGTTAATTGCTAAATATAAAAATTATCCTAAAGGATATTGTAAAGGCTGTAAAGGTTGGGGATATTTATTTTTGGGAATAAAAGGCAATAAAAATATAGTTAAAAAATGCCCTAACTGTAAAGGAACTGGTAAGATAAAATGAAAAACGATTTTTTGAAGTGTGTATATGTTTCTGGAGGTGGTACAGAATACGATGGAGGGGATTGGAAAATAACAACCGATACTAAAAAGTCTCTTTACTTAAAATGTATTAGAGAGCCGTTTTTTAAGGGGATAGACGATTTAGTTTTAAAAGTAAAGAAAGACAATCGTTGTAAACATTGTTTAAGAGTATGGGGAGATGGGACATTTACAATATATCCTTATAGAGGTGGGACTCCATATTATTTTGAGCCTAAATAAAAAACAAAGAAGGAGGCAGTAAAATGGCACTTAATCAGCAGTTAAGAAGCAGAGCAATAAAAGGCTTTGAGGCGAGATTAAAAGCCTTGACAGGCCAAAAGGACTTAGGTTACTCTTTACACGAAGGACAACACTTAAGAGATATTATTACTATTTTGGCTATACTTAGGGATGATCCTAAAAAGACAGAGCTTATAAAGAACTTACCAGAATAAAAAGGGTGGTGATATAGAATGCCAAAGACTATTTTTGAAATGTATAAGGAAGAAAATGAAAGTTTGAAAAAGCAAATACAAAGACAAGAAAAACAAATAAGGCAATTAAAGTGTTCTAGATGTAAGAAAGCTAATGATTGTAAAAATTTTGATTGTTTATATAAAGAAGAACTATAAAAACAAAAGGTGGAGATATAAAATGATGACAGTCAGAGAATTAGCAGAAGTTATAAATGAGGATTGCAGAGATTTTAAATACTTTTATGCGGTAGGCTTGATTAAGGAAACTTTAGAACTTTGGCAAAAGGTTGACAATTTTATGATGTTAAATGAAACAGCCAGAGTATTTGCTAATCATTACTTGAAAAAGAACTTACAAGAGAGCCAAAAGAAATGACTGGGTTAAGGTTGCCATACTTGCTTTGTCTTCTTATTCTGGACAGATTTGCCCTTGAATTTTTAACGAACTAACTTTTTTAGTGGTTTGCTATGCCAAAATAAAATAATCGCTTAAAAGCGAAATATGGGGACTTTTTTACTTAACAATTAAACTTGAAATACTTGAGGGTTAAAAAAGAATTTTAAAATAGACACTTGACAAAATGGATTTTATGTGGTATACTTAAGATAGGATTATACTTATTGACTTTTTAAGAATGGGGTGTAAAATGAAATTGTTAAATCATCCTTTTATGTATGATTTATTTGGAAAGACCGCTGAAATAATAGAATATATGGGAGGAAAAAATGAAAGAGATAATAAGAGAATAAAAATATATAGAAGCACATTAAGGATTGTTTTGACAACATCAATAATCATATTAAGTTTGTTAATACTTGGAAAACTTGAAGGATAAAATAAGGATATTGCAGGTCGCCTCCTGCTTCCCGAAACCTTTGCGGTGGATATAGGGTTAAACCGCTACTTACTTTAAAAGAAAGGAAAATCAAATGAAAGTAAAAATTAGCCCTTTAGTTGAAAGAGCTATTGAGGTAGCAAAAGCAGGTAAACACACCTATAAAATTATTACGAACAATCCTGAAATTTACGAGGGGGCTACTCTTCCTGCCTTCAAACCTTGCCCCTGTGGAAATTATTTGAGTAAAAATAGGGAATGTTCTTGCGAACTAAAAGAAATAGAAGAATATCAAAAGGCTTTACCTTATACAGATATTACAGTTAAAGCTCCAGATATTAGATTTGAAGATATCACTTTTGAAGAAAAGATAGATGGGGAAGCAAAAGAACTTTTGAAAACTGCTATGAAAGAACTTAACCTTAATTGTAAAGAGTTATCTTCTACTATTAGGGTAGGAAAGACTATCGCAGAATTAGACGACTCCAAAGAACTCAAAGGCCAGCATATAGCAGAAGCACTACAATACCAAATCGAGGGAAAGGATTTAAAATGATTATCTACAAAGTCTTTAAATGCTCAAAATGTAGAGAGATTATAGAATTGCAATATGATGAAACTAAAAGAGTTTATGCTGGCCTTTGTAAAACTTGCAATAGAACTATAGAAACAAGAAGTATCGGAGACGAGCAAAGCATAAAGGATAAATATACAGGAGGATAAAATGAATGAATTTGTAAACATATTACTCGGCACTTTATTGGTTTTGCTAATCCCTCTTTTGATAGCAAGTATTATTGTTAGAAAATCTAATTATAAAAGGAGAATAAAATGAGTAATTTAACAAAGATACAAAAAGAGTATTTAACAAGAGGAATACTTATAGCAGTAAGAACAGTATTAATGTATGGGCAAGATACTATTGCTGAAGATATTTTACAAAGTGCTGGTATGGATTTGAATGACGAAGAAGATGTAAAACTTCTCAAAGAAGAATTTGGAGATAATTTTTGTGAGGTAGAAGAACTATTAGAGGAGGATTAAATGATATTCGATAGCGATAGACAATATGATGAGATGGGAGAGAATTATCCTTTTATTGATAAAAATAAAGAGGGATATACTCCAGAAGAAGCGATTAAAATTTTGGCCAGGGCTAGAATATATGACTGTGTGAGGGAGTCTATAAAGAAAAATGGACTTGAACGAACAGAAGATATAATTAAGGAAACTTACAATACTGTGCCGAAATTGATGGAAAAAATGCTTAAAATATTGTATTTTATATGGGGTAAATAAAATGAAAGATATTGATTATGCTTGTTGCTATAAAAAAACAACTTTCAAAGGTTTATTAGCTGATTTTGTGGGGGGAGTGTTTAGATATAGATACCCTCTATGTTGTGTCTTACAGTTTGTCTGGGAAAGGTATAATGGTTTACTTTCGTGGAAAACTCGGAAAGAAAAGTTTTCTTTAGATAGATTTTATATGAGGCATTTTGGATATGTTCCTTGTAATAGATGTCTTAAAAAATATTTAAAGGAGATAAAATGAAAAAGCCTAAGATGCCAAAAAATTTGACTTTCTGGCTCGTAATAGCCGAAGATTTAGAATTGAGCCGACAGTTTGAAGAAAGAGGGAATGAGAGGCAGAGGAAGGCTCTTAACCAAGCTCAAAAATACTTAAGGTGGCTTGAGATACATAAACAAAAGGAGAGGGAATACTTTGAGAAACAGCCTAAGAAAAGAACAAGACGGAAAAAGAAACTAAAGAGAAAGAGAAAAAATAATGGCTAAAATGTATAATGGTTTAAAAATTAATGTATGGAAATTAGGAGACGCTGGAGGATATGACTTAGAAGTTGTAGAAATTTATACTGTAACAATGAAATTAGAATTAGGACTAGGACAACCATATGAATGTGCTTTTAAATACGCTGAAAGATTAGCAGTAGCTATTGATGCAGAATTAAATGTAAATAATGTTACTATAAGAAAATCTACAAATGCAGAATATAAGGAGTAAATAAAGTGCGAGCAGTTAGAATTATTAAAAATAATGATGGGACTTATTCAGCTTATATCTTTAGCCATTGTGTTTATACTGGAACTTATGAAAATTGTGTTAGAGAATTAAGTTATCATAACGAGTATATATAATTGAAAGGAAGAATAAAATGATTAAACTTACATTGCGAAAAAAAATATTTCATACTGTAGGGTTTACTGTTTTCTCTGTTATAGGATTAATCGCATTATTAATTGGAGAGCCTTTAGGTGGTTTAGTCTTAGGTTTTTCTATTGTAAAATATATAGATTTGTTAAAAAATGGAGACAATGGACTAATTTAATAGCTACAGAAAAGAATTGTAGATTTAATTGCGTTTATGAGAAATATAAAAAAGGAGAACTAAAATGTCTTACAATATGACTCTGGTAAACGAGGCACTTAAGAAAGCCGAACAGTTTGAAAAAGCTGGCAATACCAAGAAAAAGGATTACTGGTTTGCTTATGCTGAACGGGCAGAAAAGGCATATAAGAAATTTCAAGTAAATGATAAACTAAATCCCTAAACCGATCCTATATTATCAGTTACTATATAGAGCATATATAATATATAACAATAGTACGATTTCTACTATATTTTGTTGAAGATTGGCATAACTCTTTTTATGATAGGAGGATATAGGCGAAAAATTGGCGATTTTGAGAACTAGACTTGCTTCAGATTATAATAAATCTATATCTTATAGTAATACTACATTGTGTAGTAAATGGATATAACTTCTTAATGCGAACGAGGTTATGATAGCAAAAATAATGAGTTGCTTAACTGATATTGCGAAAAGTGAAAAAGTAGGGAAATGCAACTTAGAAAAGTAAACCCCAAAATCGAGGATGTTAAAATGGATGAGAATGAGCAATTAAAAAATGTGATTAGGCAGTGGAGTTGGGAAATTATGAAGAGGCTTGAACTGCCTCTTATTGAAATAGAATTTAACTTTTTATATCCAAATTGTACTTATAAACAAAACGAAAATTTTTTATTGTATGGATTAAAGTTTTTAAAGGAATTTAAGGATATAAATAGATACGCAGAAGCAGTCCCACCAATGAAGTTTTTTGATAGACTATATTTTATAGTAGCACACGAAACCGCTCATTACTTGCAGAAATATAGATACCCCAGATGGTTTGGAAAATATTTTGAGGAATGGAGAACGAATGTCGTGGATATAAATAGCCATGTTAGGCAGAAGTTAGAAAGAAACGCATCCAGAATAGCGAGCATTCTGCTAAAAGAATATAAAAATAAAACTTGACAAACACCCTAAAATATGGTATACTTATAGTGAGACTTGGAAAGGAGATTTTAAATGAAAGATAAAATATTTACTTGCCAAGATTGTAAAAAGAAATTTAGAGTAAAAGCATATACTCCAGAAGTAGTGGCTATGAAATTATGTCCTCAATGTTATACAAAAAGAATGGTGGCAAAAGGAAGTTATATAAAAATAGATAAGTATGCTAAAGAAAGGAAACTAAAATGACCCAATCCGAAATGCTGAAGAAAATCCAAGACTCCAATGGCAGGATAATGAACATCGTCTTTACCAAGAAGGACGGGACTCGGCGAAGTATGAATTGTCGGCTCGGAGTGAAGAAAGGGGTTACTGGTAAGGGTATGAGATACTATCCTATTCTCAAGGGATTGCTTACTGTTTTTGATATGAATAAAAATGCTTTCCGAACTGTCAATTTGCAAACCATAGAACGAGTTAAGGTTGCTGGGAAGGAGTATTGAGATGAGAGAGATAAAGTTTAGGGCTTGGGATAAAAGAGCAAATAGATTTATCTATTCTGATAAGTTCCTGACTTTAAGTAGATTTTTTACTAAATGCGAATTAAGATTTATTACAGCGATAGATATTCAACAATATACTGGCCTTAAGGATAAGAATGGTAAAGAAATATATGAAAAAAATATAGTTAGACTTTTTGTTCCTAAAGTCAAAACAGAAGAGGGCAAAGATATAATAATAGATAGAAGTTTTATTGTGAAGTTCGAGGAAAGCGGTTATAGCAATATATTAAAACAAACTAAAATGATAGAGATTATAGGCAACATATATGAAAGCCCAGAATTATTAAAAGGAGAGTAAGATGGGAGAATTAGGCGATTTACTTTACTTTATAAATCAGGAACAGAGAGCAGAGGAAATGATAAAGACGGGCAGATGTATCGACTGTGAATGCGATTTGAATGATGACTGCTATTGCCCAGCTTGCAGGCAGTATAAGGTCGAGGAATTGAGACCGAGAGAAAATTGGGAGAAATAAAATGGGGATAAAAAGAATTATTATTTGTGATATATGTGGCAAAGAAGAAGATTTTGATAATCCTTATCGCAAAAAATGGTTTATAGAGAACTGTTGTCATACTATCTGTTCGGAAGAATGTTTTAGTAAGAAGTTAAAGGGGCAAGAGAAATAAAATGTATTACTACCTAACAGACCAAGAATTGCGGACTTTAGAAACTGAGCTTGCCAACATAAAAAATGCCCTCAGAGGGTTACAGTTTTTGGATGGTGAGGCGAGATTTAGAAATTTATCTTCTGAAGAAAGGCTGGAATATACCAACAGGAAAAGACCTTGTATAGTCTGCGGTGGGGATATAGTTATGCGAAGCAGTAGGGGCAGTTATGAGGTTGTTTGTAGCGAGTGCGGATTTATTTACGATGAGGATTAGGAGAATAAAAATGAATAAATTTTTGTTAATATATATTATATTTGTAATAATTTGGTTTTTAGATATTTGTTATGCTTTGATTAAACACTTAGGGACAAAATTCTGGGTATCAAGGGGCAGGTGCCCGAAGTGCCTCAAGTCTTTCTGGGCTTACAATGACTTTGGGATAGAGTTTGGATACTGCCAAAATCATCCAGACGAGGCTTATTATGAGAATGGGACTAAAGTTGATTTTCAAGAATAAGGGAGATGGAAAAATGGATTATATAATTGATAGACAACCGATGCTATGCGGTCATTCTGAAGCAGAGGAAAGACGATACAAAAAGGTAATTGGAAAGTCAGGCAGAATTTGGTTATACGCTATTCAGGATAATCCTGCTGATAATATCTATGTATCTGGTGGCAAAAATTCCGATGGTTTTGGTGGAAGAACACTATCTTTTACTTTGGAAGATGGAACAATAGAAGAATTAAAAGCACCCTGGCACACTAATTCTGATGATTTATATAGTAATACAGGAGTTGATTTAAGAGATAAGCATTTAACTTTTGTGGTGGTAGGCAAGGGAAGAAAAACTTATAGAACAAGACAGGGTTGGGTTGACAAAATAATAGAAGTATTATATCAAGATGAAAAACCAACGATTGGAGAATTTGACAGGGGCGAAAAATTAGCTCAACCAATAGCAAATAAATTAAAACAAACAATATATTGTTATAGTCAATCACAGGGAGGGAGTAGTAATTCTCCAATAGAACCAAAGGAGGAAGGTAATGCCTAAAATTAAAATTGATAGACAGGATTATGCAACAGTAGAAAAACTCATTGACAAATATTTAAGCGGCATCTATGTTGAAAATGAGGAAATACAGTTGCCTTCCGCTTCGGATATTTTAGATGATATACTATTAGAATTAGATATTGAAAAGGAATAAAATAGGCTGTCTTGTTTGCCTGTCAAGAAACCATATAGATTAAAAGTGGTAGGCTACCGAAAGAACGGGACAGCCTGATATAGGTTAAATCAATGGCGGGTCGAAAGCAATTAAAGGGAGTAAAGAAAAATAGAGATTAACAAAAGTTGGAGAAAGATAATGGATGCTAAGTGGACTATGAATGATAAGGCTTTTACATTGGTAGATTGGTTATCTCCTGAAGAAACCCAAAAATTATTAGAAGTTCTTGGAAAAGATAAGGGAAGACATAATAATTTAGTTATATCTTCAGATTTATATTATGATTATTATTATGTTAATACAGACTTTGTATTTAGAAGGGCTAGGATAAGTAAACGAAAGTCAAATATTGGATGAATGTTCTAAATTAGTAGAGATAATAAAGGGAAAGAAAAAATGAGTAAATTAATCTTAGGCACAAAAGTATATAGTAGAGATGAAAATGTATTATATCCTAATTGTAAGACTTGTGGCAATGAACAATCACCCTTTGCTTTTACTATTAAAGATATCGGAATAGATTTAATGATAAAATATGAAAAAGCTAATTTGGTTCTGGAAAAAAATAATGAAGAAGCAGTAGTTTTAATGTGTAAAACTTGTTGTAAACATATTGGAATGGAGGCATAAAGGAATGAGAAAAACCGATTGGCAAATGCTAAGATGTGAATTAACCACAAAACAATTAAGAGAGTATGCTAACTATTTTCATATTGATTTGACTGACCTTAAGAAGAAAGCAGAAATTGCAGAGAAGATAGCAAAGTATCTCGGAGTAAAAAAAGAATTTTAATAGGAGAATAAAATAATGTACATCGTAATCGAGTATGTTAAAGATACTTATGACAATTGTAGTATAGATAGAAATGAAGAGGGGGATGTTATCTTTTTTGGAAGTGGGCATAGTGCCGAACAATGGGCGAGAGTGAATTGTGCCCAAGATTACAAAATAGTAGAACTATAAATAAGGAGGATAAAATGACTTATAAAAACATATTTACTGTAGCAGTTGTTAGTCTTGCAATAGTTTTTGGCTTGTTGATTTTACGGATTGGCTATATCTTAACAGAGATTTTATCTTGTCTTCTTTCATCTTTAATATAAAATAGCAAGGGGGACTATAAAATGTTTTTACTTAAGATAGGAATAGGATTAATCGTTTTCTTGTTTCTAGTTTCTTACTTAATTTATCGGGAAAAAGAGGAATATAAACCAGATAGATAAAGGAGATATAATGAAAAATAATTGTTGTCCATATTGTAAAAGTGAGAATACACAGAAGGTAGTCATTAAATTTTCAAATAGTCAGGAACAACGAGTAAGTCTTTGTATGAGTTGTAAGAAGATTTTTAGTATAAAAAAGGGACATAAATGAAAATTAATCCAAGAGTATTTTTACAAAAAGCAATGGCAATTAAACATTTAGAGGAAAATGTTGATTATATCTTAAAGAACACAGAGCCTCTTTGTTGGATTTGTAAGAGAAAGAGTTGTAAGGATTGTCCGCTGGAAAGAAATAGATTATTTAATGAGTATCGAAAGAAGGGGAAATGAGATGCTGTTATTAGCAGTATTATTAATTCTTTTAATTTGTTGGCTGATTATCAAAATTATGGAAATATAAAGGAGAATAAAGATGGGTAAAAGGAAAAGAGAATACAAGCGAGTAGAGATTACCCTCGTAGATATGATTTCTTATGGTAAAGGAGTATGGAAAATAGAAGATTTAGTATTGCCTGAAATAAAAATCGTTGGTTATTTATGGCATAAGGATAAAGAGAAAGTTGTTCTGAAGAGAATAAATGGTCATCCTGAAGATGAGCCTATACTAATTCCTGCGGGATGTGTAAGACGAATGGTTTATTTGAGAGAGAAAAAATGAATAATATTCCTAAAATAGCTATTATAGAAGATGACAAAGAATTAGCAAAAGCTATTTCTATAAATCTTCAAGCTCAGGGTTATAAAACTTTAATTGCTAATTCTTTTCAGGAAGGGTTGAAAATCTTCAAAGAAAATAATATTGGAGTAGTAATAATTGATATTGAATTACCTGATGGAAATGGGGTAGATTTAGCTTATTATATAAAATTAAATTATCCTGACACTTGTATTATAGTAATAACTGGTTTAATTTTAACATTAAAACAAACACAACAATTGTTAGAAATAGGAATTAAAAAGCTTTTGATAAAACCCTATGACACATTAACTTTTCTGGAGGTTATAAAAACAAGTTTTCAAGAGTATATGGCAAGACAAACAAAGCGACAAATAAAATTGCAATTACAAAAAAGTAGAATTGAGCACAGAAAATTACAAGAGCAGATAAAATATAATGCCTATCACGACTCGTTGACAGAGTTATATAACAGAACTTATTTTGAAGAAGAATTGAGAAGAATAAATACTAAAAGAAACTATCCCATTTCTATAATCTCAATAGATGTAAATCATTTAAAAATTATTAATGATACTTGGGGACATCCAGCAGGGGATAAGATACTTCGATATTTTGGAAAGTCTATGAGAAATTGCGTAAGACAAGACGATGTAGTAGCACGAATTGGGGGGGACGAATTTTCAATCCTTCTTAAACAAACAGACCGAAGTCGTGCAGAAGAAATTATTAAGAAATTAAATAGAAAATGTAAATCTTATTCTTTAGAAGTTAAAAAAATTAATATTAACTATGCTATTGGATCTATTACAATAACTGAATTTAAAAAAGAAGATTTAAATAGATATATATCTAAAGCAGATGAAGAAATGTATAAAGATAAAATGGATAAAGAAGGCACTGCTCAGAAAGAATTTATTAATAGTTTAATTGAAGTTATGAAACAAAAAGATATGGGAACTCAAATACATCATAATAGATTAATAAAATTGGGAGCTAAATTCGCTAAAAGACTTCATTTATCACTTCAAGAAATAAGAGATTTACATTATACTATTAAATTTCACGATATAGGTAAGATAGGCATTCCAGACAGAATACTTCATAAAAAAGAACCTTTAACTGAAAAAGAATGGAAAAAGCTGAAAACTCATCCAATTTTAGGCTATAACATTTTAAAAGGGGTAAGGCAATTTTCTCATATAGCGGATTACATATTACGCCACCACGAAAGATGGGATGGAACTGGTTATCCTGATGGATTGAGAGGTCAGAATATCCCTTTACTTTCTCGTATTACTGCTATTTTAGATAGTTATGATACAATGATACACAAAAGACCCTATAATGGAAATCCTAAAACTAAGGAACAAGCAATAGAAGAATTGGAACGAGAGAAGGGAAAACAATTTGATCCAGAATTAGTAGATATATTTTTGCAGGTATTACGAGAAAAAAGTAGATTTGAAAAAAATAAAAATTAGGGACTTGACAAATTAGATTTTATAGTGTATACTTAATATTACAGGTTGAAATTTAATACTATCTCCGAAAGGGCTACCCACTGAATTAGTGGGGCGCAAAACTCAAGGTCGCTTTAAGCGAAGCCGAGTTGCCGAAGGATAGGCAATTCGGCTTTTTATTTTAGGAGAGAAATTGGAGGATCTCTAAAGTAGTGTAACTTTAATATACAATTTAGATTACGATAAAGGCAATTCGCTGAAATAGCGAAGCGCAAAGCTACGGGTCAGAAATGATAGCCGAGCTACCGAATATTGTGGTGGTTCGGCTTTTTTATTTTCTGGAAAAGGAGGCTTGGAAAAGGGGAGAAAAGAAGGATAAATTTTATAAAAAGGAACTCGATAGGCTTAATGGTTGTAAAGATTGTCAAAATAAAAACTGTAAATGGAATAGTAAAGTAGCAACTTCAGAAATAGCTCATAGAGGCCAGAGAAAAATTTGGCTATAATACAAGCAGAAAGAGGATAGAATGAGAAAAGAAGTAGTAGGCTTAATTAGGATGGTGGTGACAATTTTGGTGATAGTAGGTTTTCTGCTAATTTTTGGAAGGGGAGCAAAAGCTAATGAATTAGATTTAAAAGGTGAGTACTACGAAAAAGATGGGTGTATCTATTTGCAGGGAAATTTAACTGAGAAAGAAAGATTATCCGAGCAGGAGCATTATAAACAACGGATGATTGAGAGGACAAGACAAGTCGAGACTGAGATACAAAGAGAACACGAAATTAAGATAGAAATTATTAAAGCTCAAGCAATGAGAGAGTACTTAATTGCTCAAGGTATGCCATTACGAGAAGTAACAGACGCTATTAAAAGAATAAGATTTAATCAAAGTGTAAATATGGGTACTATTGCTTCTCAAAGTAGTTCTTCTGTGGGCAATATAACTTCTACAGCTTATACAGGAACTATAACTAATTCTGCAACAGGTGGGTCTGGAACTGCTACAACAACAAATAATAATACTAACACCAATGAGAATACTAATGAAACAGATGTAGAGACTGATGTTAATGTAACTGTGAGATAGGAGAAAATTATGCCCAAACAATACAAGGAAATATTTCGAGGTAAGACTGCTCGAACTTTGGAACTGTTAAGAGAGGAACAAGAACCCAAGACTCCTTTGGAAATTCTCATTGAGGAGGAGGAAAACGAGTTTGATGTTACTCAGAAGAAGCATGAGCACCTTGCTAAAGTAGTTAGAAAGGCCCTAAAAAGTTTGACACCAAAACAAAGACAATGTATTAAATTATACTTCATAAAGAATAAGAAGCAGAAGGAAATAGGGAAAATTTTGGGAATTAGTCAACAAGCTGTTAGTGAGTATCTCAATTGTGCTAAAAATAATTTGAAAAAATCTCTTAAGGGGTACTTGTAAAATGTCTGAAAAACACTATATAGTGAGGGGTAAAAAGTTGAGAAAAGATAGAAAAATGACCTATCCTGTTACAGACAGAGAGGTTGAAGAATTTATCTACAATGCTTTTGAACGCCAGAACCCACCAAGTATATTCAAAATGGCCCTTGACCAATTGAAGGAAGAGGGCTTTCGTTTTGATACAGCCAGAAATTTGCGAAAGAACTGGGATAGGCTTATAGATAGGGCTTTAGCGATTAGGGAGAAACTGGATAGAAAGGAGATATGAAATGAAGAAATTAATTTGCTTATTTTTAATTAGTTTATTTGTTATGGGTTGTTCTTCTTTGGATGTAGTGTATGTAAAGATAAATATAGAACCAAGCCTTACTTATAATATAGATGCAGTATTCTCTAATGATATGCGATTATCTGGTGAAAATTCCTTTATAATGATACTTGAACCAAATAAGAAATATACTTTTAAGATTTATGCTACTAATTCTGAAACTAAAATTACTAAAACAGTAACTTATATTCCTACAGAAGAACCTAATCAATGTTTAACAATTAATTTAGATGAAAAAACCGAAGCAGAAAATTTTGCAAATGAAATGATAAAAATACATAAAGTTATAGAGGAGATAAAATGAAAAAGAAATTAGAGGTCATAACCAGAATAAACAAGGCAAAGTGCTATATCTGCAAAGGCAAGGATAAGAACTGTAGGGCTTGTGGTGGAACTGGCATTTATAAGGACAAGACTTATTTCTTTATCGTAGATGGCTATGCCTATTCTGCGGACACTTTGAAATGAAGCTGAACTCAAAACATACAAAAGAGACTAAACAGAAAATGAGATTAGCGGCTTTAAAAAGGCCCAAAAAATACCCCATAACTAAACAATATTTGATTAAAGAATATATCGAGAATAGAAAATCATCAATGAAAATTGCTAAAATATTTAATTGTAGCGATGTAACCATTAGACAATATTTGAAAAAATACAGTATAAAAATAAGAACTAAAAGCGAAGCCCTAAAAGGTCATATTATCTCCAAAAATATTAAAGATCGAATTAGTAAATCGTTGGAAGGTTATAAACATAGTTTAGAAACGAAAAGAAAATTTAAAAGAAATATGTTAAAGAGATGGCAGAATAAAGAGTATAAAAATAGAGTAATTAAAAAATGGATGAAATCTTTAAGGATAAAGCCTAATAAACCAGAGAAACTATTAGATAAATTTCTTCAGAAAATCTTGCCAAATGAATATAAATATGTCGGAAATGGAAAAGTTATATTGGGAGGATTAAATCCAGATTTCATAAATTATAATGGTCAGAAGAAAATAATAGAACTCTATGGCGATTATTGGCACAATAGAAAAGATACTAAAAAAAGAGATAAGCGAAGATCAATAGTTTATGGAGCCTACGGTTATCAGACTTTAATCTTTTGGGAACATGAACTAAAAGATTTACATAAAGCGAAACAAAAAATTCTAAAATTTAATCGGGGAGAATAAAAAATGTTAGAGATAATTTTAAGAATAGCCCAACCTATAACAGTAATCGCCTTTATAATATCAGGAACTTGCTGCTTGTTAATCAGACCGATACAGTTGACTACAGGTATTATTAACTATTTGCTTGGGGCTATCAATTTCTTTATTTTTTACGGGGCTAAAATTTTAGGCAGATAGGAGGAAAAAATGAAAAAAATATTTTTATATAGAGGAATACTATTACTTTTTAGTTTAGTATTTATCATTGGGCTATTTTCTCTACATTTTAGGGTTAGAATTTACACAGAAAAAAATAGGCAAATATATCATGAATGTTTAGCTGAGAACGATACTAATGGAACTCTGATTAATCCAAATAAAATCAATTTGGTACAGGAAACAGATTATGGTTTGTTTATAGAAATTTGGAAGGTAATAAAATATAGACAAGAATATGAACTTATGAAGTATATTGATTTTGTTAATTATACAGGGTGCAACCAAATAAAAGATGTGGAGATTAAATGACACAGATAGAAGGCTATGAGATAATTTATACAATATGTAAGGGAATAGCAAGGAACTGTTTTTGGGCTCTGGTTATAATTTTTATAGCTATAGCTATTCATTTTATAATTTGGTGTAAAAAAAACCCTAAATAACATAGAGGAGAGTAAATGAAAACCGATTTCCAAGATTTACTCATCGCACTAAATCTGTTACCACTGAACAAGAGGCAGATTAATGTTTTGCTTCTGCTATTTACATATTATTTTTATTCAGATAAGGGAAATTTCGAAAAAGTCAGCCTAAAAGACCTTAGCCTCCAAATCGGATTAGACAGCACAGTTGGCTCGCTTACTCTGGATAGCCTGATAGATTATAATATTGTGGGTTCTGTTGTCTTGAAAGAGTTTATAGTCAAGAAGGAAATCGCACAGCATTTTCAGCAGGATTTCTTGCAGACCTTGAAGGGAAAGAAAAATCTGGTCAAGCAGGCCATTGATAGGGTGGGATTTTTTATCAAAGAGGGAACGAAGATTTATGTCTTTAATCCAGTTTTGGACAGTTGGAAATATCCGAGCTGGTATAAGTTGAGAAAAGCACTTAAAATTTTGGGTGGAAGATTTCCAGCAAACGAGTTTCTGAAAAATCTGTCAACCACACTTGAAAAAAATTCCAAGAATACAAGGAAGAAAGTTACCGACAAAGAGGGAAGGATAAACGCACCTTATCTGGTGAGAGTGTTCCTGTCCAAATTTAACAATGCCTATGGGAAGAAATACACACCGAACTGGGCGATGGACAGTATTAAGATGAATAACCTCATCAGGCAGTTCGAGAAAAACAATATGACCGCAAACGATGTCCCAGATTTTCTGGACTGGTCTTTCAAGAAAGCTGAGGAAAGACGGCTATCTATGCACACAGGATTATTGCGGACTTTTGCAAACGAGTATGTGATAAAGGATATTCATCGGATAAAGCGAAATCGCAAGTTTCGGGAAACGATAGATGGTGATAAATTTATTAAAAATAATGAAAGGAGCAGATAAGAATGTTTGGGCGAAAGAAAAAGAAAATCGTAAAGTTTCATTATAAAGATAGGGTTGAAATTATTGCAGGATTTTATAGTGGTCAAACAGGAATACTTATGGATAGAATGAGAGTACCAATGGGTTCACATAATTCTGTGACTAGATATCAAATCCGACTTAAAAATGATAGAGCACTTGTTTGGGTAAGTGAGTGGACAATAAAGAAGAGAACTTTAAAAAAAGTATGAGATATATTAGCAAGCGAAAATACAGGAAACTGATTAACCTTGTGGAGAAAATACTTTCTTCGGGAGAGGAATACGATGTTGCGAGGGAGTATTTTGTCGTGGACACTATCTTGGAACGATTGCATATAAAGGTGGAGAAATGAAAGTATTGTCTAAAGAAGAACTAAGAAATATGATGCCTCATTGTTATAAGGCAAAACACAATACTTGGTTAAAGTCAAATATATTTAAAGATTTATATTTTTGGTCGGCAGATAAATCAGAACATTCCACATTTCCTGCTATTTATGCAAAACTAAATGATTTAAAGACAATAAGTATGGAATTATATGGAACAGAAGGGTATTTAACTACCCAGAAAGAAAATAAATGACAATACTTTATCAAATAATAGCAGGATTTCTTATGCTCTGTCTTATTGGACTGGTGGGATTTTTAGTTGCTACAGTTATTAAAGGTTTGTGGCAGATATTTTGGAGAGGATAATTATAATCTATGCGAATAAAAAATTTAGAAGAACTTAAAAATAAAATAAGACCATATCTGCGGGATTATTTAGAAGAACATGATACAAATTTTGAGGGAAATCACCTGACTTGTCCCTGTCGTTCTAATCACAGAAATGATGATAACTCTCCATCAGCAACATTTTTTCCTGATGATGAGCATATCAAATGTTTCGTGTGCGATGATGTATCCAATGCTGATATATTTGCTTGTGCTTATTTTTTGGAAGGCAAGCCACTTACAGGAAACGAGTTTATTACCGACAATGTTTTATACTTGGCAAAAAAATTTGGTATCTCTTATGAGGTAGAGGATATAAGCGATAGAGAAAAGCAAGCAAGCCAGTTAAGGGAAATTTTGGAAGTGGCTAACAAGATGATGAAAGCAGTAATAAAACAAGAACACTCATCGTTGAAAAAAGTCAAGGATTATATCAGAAAAAGGCGATGGGATAAAATCATAGACAAGTTTGAGTTTGGCTACTGTCTTTATGACAAGTTAATCGCTAATCTTTTAAAGCGGGGATATACCAGAGAGCAACTTGAAATGGCTGGTTTAACAGATAAAGCAAATGAGAAAAACCAGAATAGTGCCAAAGGCGTTTTAAATAACAGATTAGTATTTCCTATCAGAGATGGCTATGGCAGGATAACTGGGTTCGCCAGCAGGAGATTAAGCGATAAAAATGGGGAACAGAAATATATTAACTTTAGGGCGACTAATTTGTATAAGAAAGCCGAGATATTATATAATTTAAAAGAGGCGAAAAATCATCCCAAAGTCTATCTTGTTGAAGGCTATGCTGATGTGTGGTCTTTGGCTTTGCGAGGAGTAGATAATGTTATCGCTTTGGGTGGCTTGGGATTTAGCGACAAACAATATGACCTCTTGGTATATAACCGAATTAAACAATTAACACTCTGCCTTGACAATGATGAGGCGGGAAAAGAGGCGACCACCCGAATTATCGAGGAGAAATTAAAAGCGAAAAGGGATATAGAGGTTTTTATCAAGGAGCCAAATGGGAACAAAGACCCAGATGAATATTTGCAAAGCCATAGCACAGAGGATTTTCTTAATCTGCCAGAGTTTACCATTTTTGAGTGGAAACTCAAGGACTTAAAAAATAATAAGGGGAACGAATTTCTTAAAAATGACCTGATACAATTAGTAGTCAGCGAGGAAGATTATGTAACTACTGAGCAGATGATAAGGGATTTAGCCGAGGTTTTGGATGTTACTTTTGAGGCACTTAAAAAGGAAGTAGAACGGAATAAGAAGTTGGGACAGGGAAGGTATTTATTAACCTCACGGGATATACTGAAAGAAAAATCGTCTCTTGAAACTGAGGTAAACCAATTCGAGTCTTGGGCTTGGTCAAGGGGCAGTGGACTTTTGGGTCTGAAAACTGGTTATCCAATACTCACAAAAAAATTAGATGGATTACAAAATGCTTTCTATTTGCTTGCTGGACAAACAAACATAGGAAAGTCGGCAGTCTTATTAAATTTAGCCCTAAATCTTACGAAATATAATGATGTTTTTGTATTGTTCTTTTCTATTGACGATAATATCAGGCAGATACTTCCTAGAATAATTGCTGCCGATACCAACTTGGAAATAAATACTGTGTCAAATCCAAAATTCAAGATTAAATATAATAAGGAACTCGAACCCGAAAGAGCCGAAGAATTGCTCAAAGTCCGTGAAAAAGCGATGACCAACTTGAAATCCTTGTCGAGTTCGTTTGCTGTAAAAGAGGAAAACGATATTCGTAGCATAGAGGAAATGGAAAAATACATCAGGATTTATAAGGAAATTGCAGGCAAGAAACAGTTGATTGTAATCGTTGATAATCTGCACAGGATAAAAAGCGAATTAAGATTCGGCTCGGTAAGGGAAACATATATGTATGTATCGGATACGTTGAAAAGGTGGAAAACCGATTATGACATTCCAGTCGTGGCTACAGCCGAACTCAAGAAAATAAACTCGCTACGAAGGCCACTGGGCGACGATATAAAGGAGTGCGTTGACTTGCAGTTCGATTCCGATTTTACGGCACTGCTCTATAATGATTTTGATTTGCGGGATGACAGCACTTTATATTTTGTGGATGAGAATGGGAAATCACAGCCTGTTATCGAGATAAGCGTTATCAAGAATAAAACAGGCGGTTTTAAGGGAAAATTATATTACAAGTTTTATAAGAATTTTTCTAAGATAGTAGAGGCTTCGAGAGAGGAAATGGAAACTTACTTTCAGGATTTTATCGGGAGGTAAAATGGACACTTCCAAAGAATACATAAAGATGTGCGAGAAGGCGGAGGAGATACAGAATTTATGTCCTTTTAGATGTAGAACAATGACTGCTTATTCTCAAACTTCTGTAACTTATTTTGACGAGAGTTGTGTATACTTTTTGAATGATAAGTATAAAGAAATCTGGCTCCCTCGCCAAGACCAGTTGCAGGAGATGGTAGCACCAAAAGAAGATGTTCAGCATTTACTGTTACATTTTTATAATAGAGTAGGAGCATTGTTTAATGAAAAAGATAAACCTTGGTTACAATTCAAATCATTTGAACAACTCTGGCTAGCGTTTGTGATGAAGGAGAAGTATAATAAAATTTGGAATGGAAAAGATTGGGAGAAAATAAAATGAACTCGGATTGTCGCAGACTCGGAAAAATCTATCTCGAACTCAAAGAACTGGAAGTCGAGCTTTTGGAGATAGAACTAAGGCACGAATCTCATAAGCACTTTAAACAGATTATACTTGAAGCAGTTGAAAAATTAGATAAGATTGCGCACTTGGTTCTATTCGAGGCGAAAGAGATTAAGGATGATAAAAATGAGAAATAGGAATATTAAAAATAGAGTTCAAGTTTTTAATCCGAGAGCCAAATATTGGATTAAGATAGACACAGAAACTGGTGGGATACTTGGTCATAAACCAACTCCTTATAAGAACATTAGGAAAAGAATAAAATGAAAACTACCACTTGTATAGTCGGATATAATGATAGAGAGGCTGGAATACTTTACATCGGTGGAGACTCGGCTGGAGTATCTGGTTTAGATGTCAGAATTAGGAAAGATGAAAAAGTATTTCAGAATGGGAATATGATATTTGGTTTCACTTCCTCTTTTAGAATGGGGCAACTATTAAGATATAAGTTAAAGATTCCGAAGCAAAAATCATCTAAAAGCGATTACGAATATTTAGTAACAGATTTTATCGATGCTGTTAAAAAGTGCCTAAAGAAAAATGGCTATACCAAAGTTGAAAATAATCAGGAAACAGGGGGAACATTTATAATTGGCTATAAAGATAATTTATATACTGTTGAGAATGATTTTCAGGTAGCATGTGATGAAACAGATTATATTGCAACAGGTTGTGGAGAGGACTACGCTCTCGGAGTCATATATGCGTTACAAGGTTGGAAAATTTGTGCTAAAGTTAAAGTTCAAAGGGCATTAAAATGTGCTTCTTATTTTAGTGGTGGGGTTTCTGAGCCTTTCAAAATCGTATCATTAGCTTATAAGGAAAATAAATGATAGTCACTAATGTTAAACAATTACGAGTTCCTTGCAAAGATGTTAGTCAGGAACAGGTAAAGGAAATCATTTCAAAACTTGAAGCCGAATTAACCCAGCACAAAAATGGAATAGGTTTATCAGCAAATCAAATCGGCATTGATGCTAAAGTTGCTATCATTCGTATTCCTAATAAGGAAAAGCTTGACCTAGTAAATCCCAAAATTGTTGAGCATAATGGAGAAATAGTATTCTACAAAGAGGGATGTTTAAGTTTGCCTGACCAGAAAAAAGAGATAACGACCCAGAGATACGAGCAGATAACCATTGAGAATGGGTTTGACAGGGCGAAATATGTTTTATGTGGGATGGAAGCGATAGTGGCACAGCACGAAATCGGACATTTGGAAGGGCGATTGATGTTGGATGAAAAAGCACAACCTTATCAAAGACCAGAAAGAAAGATAGGCAGGAACGAGAAATGCAAAGTTTGCAGTATGAAATACAAAAAGCATACAAATTCCAATCATGGATTTGTTCCAAAAGGGGAGATTGATTAAAATGAGAAAGACATTAAGACGAATATTATACACAATCTTGGTAATCGCTGTTTTGTCTAATGCTTTTATCCATATAGTGGAAGTTAAGAAATCTGTGATAACAGAAGATAGAGTAGAGAGAAATGAAACTGTATTGCACCTTTCCATTCGAATGATTGCCGATATTTTGGATGTCCAAGCCAGAGCTATTACCGATTTATATAAAAGAGCTAGTATTCTTTCTGAAAAGTGGGTAAAACCAGATTTTGAAAGAATGATGAATGGAACGGTTACCATTTATAATGAAAAATATGTAGCTGCTGGAGTATGTATAAAAGAGGATGAGGATTTTTATTATATCTTGACAGTCCAACATCTACTTGGTGATAAAAAGAACAAAACCTCAAAGCACATAGGTCTAGTTCCTGAATCGAATATGGGGTTGGCTGTTAAATTGGAAATGATGCAGCAATTTTTGGAGGAAGAAGCACTACAACTGCTTGCTCCTCAAAAAGATGTTGTAAATACAACTGTGCAAATAAAGAATTCTATTATGGTGGCTGGCGAATTTTTATTTGTCAATCCTGATTTAGATCTTGCATTATTGAGAATATACAAAAATGAAGGAGTGGAACTTGAGATATTAGAATTGGCTGAAACTTATCCTAAAGTGGGAGATGAAGTTTATGTTCTGGGGCATCCATTGGGAAGAAAATATAATCTCTCAAAAGGCATAGTCAGTAACACAGATATTGATTCTACTTATTTTGGAATCGATGCTCTTACTACCTTTGGTAATTCTGGAGGAGCGGTTTTTAATAATCGAGGAGAAATTATTGGTATTTGCAGCAAAGTTCCAGTGTATATTTTTGAAATAGAGAAATAGAAACTATTAAAAATAGGAGATGATTAAAATGAAAAATAAAACTAATTTAGTTCAGTTTAATAAGGATTACAATAAAGGGCTGACTACTACCCAACTGTCCATTAAATACGGTATCAGCGAAAGGACTGTTGAGAGGATTGCAGCCAAACAAAGAGCAAAAGGTGAGCTTAACTATAAAAAATATATCACCAAATCAGAGGTCATTAAGGAAGACTCTTCTGTAACACAGAAAGAATTGTTGAAATTACTTGCTCTTTATGAAACTAAATCGGTAGTCGCTAAGAAACTCGGTATAAGTGAGGATAAAGTGAGGAGCTTATGTAAGCAATACAATATAATTGACTCAACAACTCGTTCTAAACTTTTGGTAGAGTCCTTGCAGGAACTTACAAAGGATATTAAACCATATCAGGCTGCCAAAACTCACTCTCATATTACTGGGGAAACATTAGTAATCCACTTATCTGACTGGCACGCTGGCAAGGTAGTTAAAGACCAGCAGGGCAATATAGTCTATAATGAGGCTGTGTTTAAGCGGAGAATGGACAAATTCTGTGCCCAGATATTAAAGCTGTTGGATAACCATATTAAGAAAGGGACTAAAATCAATGATGTGGTTCTTATCTCAACTGGCGATAATGCTAATGGCGAAGATATATATGCAACACAGGCATATGAACAGGAACTCGCTCCACCTTATCAAGTAATGCTGGTTGTGGAAGTATTTACCAAGCTGATTCAGGCTCTTCTTGATAGGAAGCTAAATGTCAAGTTTTACGGAGTAAAGGGAAATCATGGTCGTCTTGGCAAGGATAAAGACCCAAATTCCAACTGGGATATAATGATATACCTTGTCCTTAAATATCAAGCATATGCCAATAATAAAAAGGTAGAGATTCATTTTTCCACGCTTGACTATCTTAACTTTGAGATACAGGGTTGGAAATACCATATCAGGCACATTGCACCAGAGCAATCTGATACATCTGCTAGCAGAGCAAAATTTGGTGGGTGGGCGAGCATGCACGAGGCCGATGCAATCGTCTATGGCCACTTTCACCACTTTGGCATTTTCGATGCAAATGGAACGAGAGTGTTCAGGGGCGGTTCGCCTATCGGTGCAGACGAGTTTGCCGAATCGCTGGCTAAGAGGGCAGACCCAGTTCAGTTAGTCTGGGGCGTTTCAAAGGAGAGGATTTTAACCTTTAGTTATGCAGTTGATTTAGCCGATATTTAAGGAGGAATAGATGCAAAAAATTAAAATAACCAGAAAATTACTACGAATACTCAAAGTATACACTAAATTACATAGCAGAATTGAAGGAGAATATCATAGGAGATTAGCTGAATTAGAAAAAATGATGGAACATGAAACTGGGATAAAGGGTATCGAGTTTTATTTTTGTGATGGAGAATTTGCAGGAATAGGAAATGCAGAAAGAACTATGAAATTAATACATAGAAATAAATTGGAGGATTAAGATGCCTTATATACATCAAGAAAATAGAAAACGGATGGACAATGTAATAAATAAAATGAGAGAAATGGGAGTCTGTGCCAACGGAGATTTGAATTATATCCTTTATGCTTTTTGTAAGAGGTATGTTAAACCTTCCTATAATAATTACAAAAATTATTGTGGGGAACTAAGACAATGTGCCACAGAAATTGAAAGAAGAATTTTAGCGGGATATGAAGACCAAAAAATAAAAGAATCGGGAGATGTGAAATGAAAAGACGAGATAAGGATAATAGTTCCTTTTGGAAAACTGTTTCTGACGATTATGATATAGTCCAAAGATGGCCTAAATGGAAACAGAGAATCACAATTAGTGCTTACTCGGCCAGTACTGGCAGATTTGTAGAAGGCAAGAAGAAATAATATTTAGGAAAGAAAGATAATGAAAACTTTAGCATTAGCAATGATAGTCAAAAACGAATCGAGGGTGATAAAACGTTGCCTCGATTCCGTCAAGGGCATCATTGACTCCTATGTGATAATAGAGGATACCAAATCTACTGATAATACTGTGGAGATTATTCGTGATGTTCTCAAGGATATTCCAGGGGAAATAATCATAAAGGATTGGGCTGGATTTGGCGAAACCAGAAACTATTATATCGAGGAAGCAAAGGGCAAAGCAGATTATATCTTGGTAATGGATGCCGACCAAGTTTTAGAAGTTGATAAGGATTTTGATAAGGATAAACTGGATAAAGACATTTATAACTGTATCGTAAAATATCCAACATTGCAGCACCATTTCCCCAAGATTTTTAAGCCTGATTGTGGATGTAAGTATAAGGGAATTATACACAACTTCTTATCCACTAATAAAGCAACTGTTGGACAATTAAATAATATCAGATTTATGGATTTGCACGACGGGAAGCGAGCTATGAATTATTCCACAAAGATAAAGAGGGATATTGAGATTTTGAAAAATGCTATAAAGACAGACCCAGAAAATAAGGTGAGATATACATTTTATTTGGCTCAATCTTTGCGGGAAGATGGTAGATACCAGCAGGCTATCAGATATTATCGGAAACGAGTAAATTTCGGAGGTTGGCAAGAGGAAGTTTATCGCAGTTTATATCAGATAGGCAACTGTTATTTATTACTCAAAGATAACAATAAAGCTATTACCAGTTATCTAAAGGCATATAACTACAGACCAACGAGAGCAGAAGCCATTTTTAAACTGACACTTTTATATCGCAATCTTGGACAGAGGCAACTGGCATACGAGTTCTCCAGAATAGGAATCGGAATAAAATATCCCAAATTAGATGTGTTATTCGTTGAGCAGAATATCTACAGTTATTTGATGTTGTTTGAGTATTCAATTGCTCTTTATTATGTAGGAAAATATGCGGAGTCGATTAGGGTATGTAATAGGATAGATTCTATGACAGGAATTCCTAAATCTATTAAAGAGCAGAATATAAAGAATCGAGAATTTTCACTGAACAAAATTTCAGAGTGGTCTATGGATAAGGAAATGTATAATTGGATAAGAAGGAATATCCCAAGAGGAAGCACCATACTAGAACTTGGAAGTGGGAAAAGCACAATAGATTTGGCGAAGGACTACAAAGTATATTCTGTGGAGCATGATAAAGAGTGGCTTAATCTTACAAATAGGGCTAAATATATTTATGCATCTATAAAAAATGGCTGGTATGATGTGGATATATTAAAAAAGGAACTTCCGACCAAGTATGACATAATATTAGTAGATGGCCCACCTGGGTATATAGGAAGAAAGGGTTTTTATGAAAATCTCAAATTATTTAATACCAAAGTTCCTATACTAATCGATGATACAAATCGTGGAATGGAAAAGCAATTACTCGAAAATGTATCAAAGAAATTAAGAAAGAAATATGTTGAATACAATACTACAAATAAAAAGTTTGCTGTGATTAACTATAAAGAGAAGAAACCTATAAAATATGATATTATCTTTTACGATGATGTTACGACACCATTTACCTCAAGAACTTGGAAAGAGAGAGGGGTCGGGGCTTCAATATTAGAAGCATCACTTTTACTAACCGAGCTTGCTAAAGAAAAGAAAGTGCTGGCTTTCTCTAGAACTGATAAACCAAAGGTGCATGATAGAATATTGTGGAAAAACTATAATAACTGTTATAATTACGAGTGCGATACCCTGATAGTTTTTAGATATAGCAGTTTGCCTCCAATTAAATATAAAAGACTTATTGTATGGGCACACGATGCACCACCGCTTGCTCATAAGCATTTATTCGAGGCTTTAAATAAGGATAACGCTACTCTTATTACAGTATCAGATTGGCAGAAATCTCTCTTCGAAAAATATGTTAAGAATATTGAAACGATAAAATTGTGGCTTCCAGATTGGATTTATAATTACAAAGCAGAGAAAGATAAGAATAAATATATCTATGCAAGTGCTAATGTGAAAGGATTAGATAGCACGATTAAACTATGGTCGGAACTAAAAAAGGATGGTCGATTTATAGGTGCAAAGTTATATGTTTGCACACCTGGGTATGATAAGGTGAACGAGCAAAAATTAAAGGAAGCTGGGATAGTATTTTTAGGGAGTCTCTCTACATTAGAAGATGTAATAAGGGAGATAGCAAGTTCGGTAGGAATGTTTTATGTCAACGATTTCCCAGAAACATTTGGGGTATCCCCTTATTTGGCGGAAATATTGGGTTGCCGAACTCATATACTTTGCACGAAAGGCTATGGTGCTTTGAGAGAGGCCGTAAACAGCGATTTATTGACAGATGATAAAGATAAATTTATGCGAGAGATTTTAGAGGCACACGAAAATGGTGGACATATAACAAAGCCGAATATATTGACTAAAAATGAGCAATATGGAAAATGGAAAGCAATCTTAGCTGAAAAAAGAGAAGTTCTATTAAAGAATTACAACAAGGTAATTTGGATAGATACATCTATTACGAATAATGATGTTAGTAATCAGAGGTTTTTGTGGAATGGGAATTTCTATGAAGAGGAGTTATTGGAGTTCTCAAGAAAATTAAAGCTTGATAAAAATAAAGTTATAGTAGATGTGGGGGCTAATATAGGAAATCATACTATATTTTTTAGTTTATTTTGTCCACACTCTAAAATTTTTGCTTTTGAGCCATATGATAAGGTTAGAAAAGTATTAGAAAATCATATAAAAATGAATAAGTTGAGGGACATTAAAGTTTTTCCTTATGCTGTGGGAGCGAAAGCAGGTTTTTGTGATTTAGAAAAATCCCCAAGTGGATCAGGAATAGAATATGATGGAAGGACTTATATAAAAGAGGGAAACTCTATAAAAATGATTACCCTTGATGAAGTATTGAAAGATGAGGAAATATCACTTATCAAAATAGATGTTGAAGATTATGAGTATAATGTATTACAGGGTGCTAAAAAGACTTTGCAGAAATGTCATCCATACTTATTTATAGAAGCGAAATCGGCTATTTTGAAACAAAGAATAGATAATTATTTAGCATCTTTTGGTTATAAATCTACAGCGCAATTTAACCCATATAATTTGACTTATTTTTATGAGGTTACTGATAAGACTGTGGAAAAAAGTAAAATAATAAAAGAAAGCGATATTCCAAAAGGGATGTATGTGAGGAACTTTGTAGGAGGAAAAGAAGGATTACAAGAACTGATTAGCGGATTGCCGAAGGAATGTGTTATGGTAGAGGTTGGAAGTTACATAGGGGAGTCTACCGAACTATTCGCCAAGAAATGTAAAAGAGTTTATGCTATTGACCCTTGGAAGAATTACTATGATGGGGATGATAAATCGTTTTATCAACAATATCCTATGGAATTAATAGAACAGGCTTTTGATATTAGAATGAAGAAATTTAATAATGTAATAAAAATAAAAGGCGAGAGTGCAAAAGAGAGTAAAAAATCTGGGGACAAGGCTTTTAATTTTGTTTATATAGATGGTAATCACCAGTATGAAAATGTGAAAGAAGATATTGAAACTTGGCTACCAAAGATAAAGCCGAATGGAATGATTGGTGGACACGATTACGGGTATTTACCAGATGTTACGAAAGCAGTTGATGAGATATTTGGGAAACAAAGAATAGAAACTTTTAAGGACACAAGTTGGTTGGTTAGATTAGGAGGATAAAATGAAATTTATTTATTATTTAAAATGGTTTTTACTTAGATTATGGGATGAACGAAAGTATGTGGTATATCAAATCAAGAAATTTATTAAGGATATTCACGAACTAACATTAAAGAGAATAAAATGATTAAAGTTTTCCAAATTGGCAAAGGATATAGAAAACTCTTTAAATGTTTAGCCTGCAAAGTGCAGTATTTTACTGAATGGTTTTTAGATAACGAAAGTGGTAATACTATATGTCCAATTTGTTTTACACAAAATTCTTTAAGGGTGGTAAAATGAACATAGGTATCTGGGGAACTGGCATAGTAGGCTCGGCAACAGGCAAAGTGCTTGAACAGGCACACAGGGTCTATTACTATGACAAGTATAAGAAGGATGAAATAGTATCTACCGACAAAGAATTGGTGGATAACTGTCAGATTATTTTCATCGCAGTTCCTACGCCTATGTTGAGAAGCGGTAGAATTGGCCTAAGAGATATAAAAGACTCCCTAATACAAATACAAAGATTAACCAAATCCAATAAGATAATCGTTATCAAGAGTACAGTAGTCCCAGGCACGACCACACGATTTGCTAGCAGATTTCCACAATTTAATTTTGCACACAACCCAGAGTTTTTAAGGGCTAAATATGCCTATGAAGATATGCTCAATTCCAAACGAATAGTAATTGGCACAGATAAAAATGAAATCTTTCAGACACTCGAAAAAATGTATCGTGAAGTATTCAAAGACATCCCAATTATCAGAGTCACTTTCGCCGAGGCTGAAATAGTTAAATATGCCTCTAATATAATGCTGGCTGGGCAGATAGCACTCGCCAACGAGTTATATCAAATTTGTAGGCGATTAGGAATAGAATATAAAATAATTGAGCAAGTTTTAAGTTACGATAAAAGAATAGGAACGAATATTAAAATGCCAGGTTTAGATGGTAAATTAGGATTTGGTGGAGTTTGCTTTCCAAAAGACCTAAATGCACTAATTTACAGGTCAAGGGAAGCAGGTTATTGCCCATATTTATTGGAAGAAATTTGGCGGTTAAATCTGCGAGTTAGAAATAAGGATATAAAATGATAGACGAAAAATTGGTTACCTATTTGTGTGGGGCGATGGAGGACATTCCAGATGGGGGTGTCCAGTGGAGGGATAAGATTACTCCAGAACTGATTGAATATTTTGGTTCTAAAATTGTAATTCAAGATCCCTGTCGAATGGAGAATGAGAAGTTGAAAGGATATGTTGACCCAAATATTCCATTAGAAAAGGTTAAAGAAGTATTACAGGGATGGAGACAGGGGGGACATTGGGATAAATTTGACCCAGCGATGGAAAGAATAATAGATATGGATTTGGATTGTGTTGAAAAAAGTGATTTTATCATAGTATTTTTAAAGTTCCACGATAGTAAGGGCAAAAAAGTCCAAATGGGTGGGACAATTAGCGAACTCTCATATGCTTATAGGCATCGTATTCCAATTTATACAGTTGTGCAAGAATCTATTTTCGACAAAAATTCTTGGATAGTTAGAATGGGTAGAGGCAAAACCAAACCTATTGACCAAAGAAAAATCTATCCCAATTTTACTCAAGCATTAGAAGCGATTAAAGAGGATTATAAGGATTTTAAAGCACTCAAAAAAGAAGCTGAAAAAGCATTAGAAGAGTTCAAATCCGAGCAAAAACCAGACAAGCCTGTTAAAGAAGGTAAAGGTGAAAAATGATTAATCATCTAATAGGTATAGGTTTAAGTCTACTTTTAAGTGCCTTAATTGGGTGGGAACGAGAGTCTCAAAAGAAACCAGCGGGTTTAAGAGATGCTATGTTAATTTGTCTTGGTGCTACTATGTTCACCATTATTTCACTTATTTTGAGAGATGTTCCTACTTCTGAGGGGATTAAGTATGATTTAGGAAGAATAATTGCTTATACTATTGCAGGCGTTGGCTTTCTCGGTGGTGGGGTAATGATAACTAATAAAAAGAAAATTGAGGGTATTACTACAGCAAGTACACTTTGGGCGATTGTAGGTATCGGAATTTTATGTGGAATGGGTGAATATTTATTGGCTACAATTTGTGCAGGAGCAATTTATTTAACTTTAAAATTAAAATATGTTCAAATTAAAATAATTAAACAAAAAGATAAGAAATGAAAAGAAAGCAGAGAAAATGACCAAGAAGAGGAAAAATAAGAAACAGCGAAGAGATAAATCCCGTGTTCTCCATCTTTTCAAGGAAATCAACAGCGAGAGTGTTGAAAAGATTATTATGAGGCTTCTTGAACTCGATAGGGATAGGAAGCGAAGACCCATTACTATTTATATTAATAGTCCAGGTGGATTTACAGGCGATGGCTGGGCACTTGTCGATGTTATGGAAAAATGTAGATGTTCTATTAAGACTATCGGTGTCGGAGAAATCTGTTCGATGGCCCTTCCTATTCTATTGGCTGGTACTCAAGGAAGGCGATATATCTCTAAGCGGGCTTTTGTTATGATACATCCTGTTTCTATCGGTACAAATGACTATGTAAGTTTTGTCAAATCAAGGATATTAAATGCTGAACAATATGAGAAATTATACGATGATTATGTTTTGGATAGGAGTGATTTGCCTAAAAAGATATTGGAAGAAGCCAAAGCTAAAGAAAAATGGTTGACTGCCAAAGAAGCCATAAAATATGGGTTGGCTGATAAGGAATTGTAAATGAAACGGCTTAAGAAAATCCAGCAGATACAGAAATTCCAGAAGGCTTACACAGCCCTCACGAGCAAATTATAAGAGACCATAAAAAACGATAAGCCAGATGATTTTAAGAAGATGATTATGGACTATGTAGTAAGACAGCAAAGATTAAACACAGAATTTTCGATAGACTTATTAAAGGCGATTCCGAAAGAGGTTGATAAGGACAGGTTTGATAATATTGTGAAACCTTTGGAAAAGGAGATTGAAGAATGTTAAAAAATGACAGGGACAAAAGCAGAAAAATTCAAGCTAAAGAGAAGGATATTCCGAGAAAGTTATCTTATTTCGATGAGTTCATAGGACATATGAAAAGTATTATACTTCAAGGGACAGATAAATATACTGGAGCAGAAAAAGATAAGGCAGAAACAATAGACATTATGCCACAGGTTGTGGGAGAAGATGGGTATGTGAGCTTTATTATTTGTGATATACTAAAAAGATTAATTAGATTCAAGAATGATAGGAGAGAAAGGGATATAATTAAAATTGCTGTCTGGTGTTACCTATTACTAAAATTTTATAAGGATAAAGATGAAAAAATTAAAAATTCAGAGTAATGGAAGACCCGATAATTTCCAAACACCTAAAATAGCATTAGATTTCTTATTACCTTATTTGAAAAGGGAGTGGATTATATGGGAGTGTGCGTGGGGGAAAGGAAATCTATTTAATTTTTTAAAAAGTGAAGGGTTTGATGTAATAGGGAGTGATAAGGATTTTGATTTTTTAAACAGTTATAAAGAGTGTGATTGTATAGTTACAAATCCACCATACTCAATTAAAGATAAATTTTTAGCTAGGTGTTATGAGTTGGAAAAACCTTTTGCTTTGCTTATGCCACTAACTGCTTTAGAGGGCAAAAAAAGAGGTAAATTATACAAAAAATATGGAATACAACTGCTAATACCAAACAAGAGGATCAATTTTGAAACTCCCTTCTGGAAAGGGAAGTGGAGCATGGTTCCAAACAGCTTGGTTTTGCTACGGGCTAAATTTACCAAGGGATTTAATGTTCGTGGAGTTAGTAAAGGAAAGTAAATGATCATCAAGTTTAGAAAATTCTGGAAACGAAATCCTGCTGAACAGATACACAGCACGAAAAAGCAGCAAGAAGTTAATATAACAGATGACGACATGAGGGTATATATAAAATGCTCAAGATGTAAAGAAGGCCGAGTGATAACAGTTACCATTTCGGGTGCTGGAAGAAAGATGTATGGCACGAAACTTTGTCCTGTATGCCATGGTTTAGGCAAGATAGATTCTGGAAGAAAGTATAAAGTCAATAAAGAAGGATAGGGTAGTAGCCATGTCGCTGAAAAAGTCTGTGGTAATCGATTCTCATAGATGTATATGCCAAAAGTGCCAGCATGCCAATACTTGTGGAATCTATACAAAGTATAAGAAGCTTTTGGATATGATAGAAAATATAGATCCTAATCAATATATCATAAAGATTACAAGCCATATCAGGAAATGTAATAATTTCTTGGAAGACAAAGAGGAATAGGTTAGCGAATGTTTCATCTACTAAAATGGTTTCTGACTAAAAGATTAAATTGTCATAATGATGGTTGTGATTTAGGATATGGTTATGAGCAACAATACTTATTAGAAATATGGTGTAACAGGTGTGGCAATTATCATAATTATTCTACTATGGGAAAACCAGATAAAAATTTATTTATAGATAGGGGGATGAATGACAGTTCTTGAACTTATATATGAATTACAAAAATATGATGGTGCCTTACCTGTATATTTAGCTTACGATAATGGAACAGGTAGTGAGGTTATTCGAGTATTTAAAGAGAAAGAAATTTGTGGAACACGGTCCATTTCAACAATTTATTTAAGTGAGGATAAGGAGGTGTAGAATGGCTAAACAGATACCATGTTTTGTTTGTGGCACATTAGTTGAAGCAGTGGAAGACAAGGCGATAGCGAAACTGTGTCCCGAACACGACACAGCCCAAAATCGTGAAGAAATGCGTAACACCCCAGTCCATCAGCTCTTGAGAAGGCTGAATGATTCTGTTCAGAAGCAAGTTGAGCAGGTGGCAGGCGATGTCGGAACGACCAATGCCAAGTATGAGGAAATCAGGCAGGAACTGGTTATTTTGCAGGGCAAAATAGATGGCTTGGAAACGATCCCAACATCAGCTCCTGTGGAAGAGCCAAAGGATACAACTCGGCTAAATGAATATGGGGAAATTCTATAATTTTGGAAAGGATAATAAAATGACAGATGTTCAATTTCGACAAATGCAGGAAGCTGTAGCTAATTTACTTAAAGTAAAAGATGAGATGGCTAAAGGTCTTTATGAGATGTATAAAGCATATCAAGAAGCAGGCTTCAAGAAAAAAGAGGCTATGGAGTTATTGAAAACTATTTTGAAACCATAGAAAGGAGGAATAAATGAGTAATATTCAAATTTTAAGATTAAATGGTCGAGGAAATAGTTTTTGTGTCAAAAATTGTAAAAGTAAACGTGAAAGAGAATATTTAATAAAGAAAGTAGAAAAAGCGGTTTTTGCTTATCGACGATTTTACAAATTAATAAAATGTATAGGGATATAAAGAGGTGTGAAAATGGCTGAAAAAAACATCATCACAATAGGCAAAGTCATCAGGATTACACAGGAGAATGGGCGGTATATAGTGGAGGAAAAGGTCAAAGACGACTATCAAGAAATCGCCACCTTTCAACTTGGCTTTGATATGATTACCTATGTGAAGGGCTATCTGGATGAATATGTCGAACAGATGAAACGATCTTTGCCTTTGGATAAACGACCAGAATAGGTTGGGATAAAAATGAAAACTCAATGGGTCTCAATATCTAATTATAGATGTCCAATTTGTCATACTCATTCAAGAAAAATGAAATTATTGGATATTAGATACAAACCTAATAAAAGGGAGTTATTACTCTTTCCTATTGTAGCAGGAGAACTTTTACAGTGCCAATGTGGAAGAGTCTATCGATGGAAGCAACTACAGGAAATACAGATAACCTCACCATTCTAATGAAAAAGAAAACCGAAAAACTATTATGCGAATACTGGAATCAGGGCAAAATCTGTGGTCTTGACAGAGTGAGGCACTGCCCTTATACCAAAGTTACCAGCTACAAATGCGAGGACTGGCTTAAGCGGATAAAGCGACGCAAGAAAGGGATTCATATCCCTGTGATAATTACTGATACCAGAGAAAATTGTGGCTACTTATTTAAGGGTAAAGAGGCAGAAGCAAAAATAGTTATGAAAAAACTGGTAACAGGTGATTATAGTTTAGAGGGTTTTGAAAACGAGATTATTATTGAGCGAAAAAGGATAAACGAACTCTTCGGAAACTTCGCTGGGGACAGGGAACGATTTATGCGAGAAATAGAACGCATGGAAAAAATTCCATATAAGTTTCTTCTGATAGAAGGCTCGTTTAGGGATTTAGCCCAGATGAGAAAAGTCCCAGGCGAGGTAAGTGTTAAACTAATAGTAGCCACTTTAATTAGCCTCATGATAAAGCACAACATAAAAGTTGTATTCGCTGGAAACCCGAAACTGGCAGAACAACTGGCATATAGGATTCTTATCAAGTTTTTTAATTATAGAATGAAGCGGGAGATATAATGGAGGCTATTAGATTTTTTCAATTTTGGTATAGATATAGAGCATTAGGATTGAGAAGATGTTGGAGAGTTAGAAAAGACTTCAAAAATTTAGTAAAATATTTTGCTTATAAGGTAAAAGGAGAAATGTAATGGGAACGAATTATTATTTGAGAACTGCTATATGTAAAGAATGTAGAAGATATGATACCTTGCATTTAGGTAAACATAGTTTTGGTTGGGTATTTCACTTGCAATATAATAATGGCAAATTTTACACAACTTGGGAGCAAATGAAAAAATGGTTAAAAGAAAAAATTGAAGGGGGCGGAAAAATATTTGATGAGTATGGAGAAGAAATTAATTTAAATAGTTTTATAAGATTAGTTCAAAAACTCCAAAGAGATAAGAAGAATAGAAGCCACAATAATTATATGAAAAAGAATTTTCCCTATAACCTTGAGTATTTAAAGGATACGATAATGGATATAGATGGTTTTGAATTTGCTAGTTACGAATTTAGTTAAAAAGAGGACGAAATGAAAATATTAGCAAGAATAAGTGAATTAGATATAGTAACCTCGCCTTTCAAATCTTTGATAGGGATGCTCATAGGTAAAAATGTTATAAACAACCCAAAGGCGATAAGATATAATGACCCAGAAACTGGCGATATTGTATTTTATGAGGAGGATTAGATGAGTATTTTTGAGGGCGAATCTTTAGATTTATCAAAGCCAGTTTTGCAGGAATATAAAATAAAATGTCCAAATTGCCATAGACCAATTTATATGGTTGATAATAGTAAAGTCCCAGACTACTGGAAAGATATAGCAGAAGCCTATAAAAAGCAATTGGTAGATGCCCAAAAACTATTCTATAAAATTGATGAGTTCTGTATGCAGAACATAGGCAATACCTATCTGCAAGCCAAATTGAAGAAGATTTATGACAAATGGAATAAGGGAGAGTATAATGGCAAATGATGTATGGCTTATGACTCCCGAAATCTATATGGAAATATACGAATTGGCTATGAAGCATGGTAAGAAGGCTGGAGATTCGATGACTGAGGAGTTTAAGGAAATTTTAGAAAAGAGGAAAGGCGAAATCAAACATCTAGGGACTTCCGATAAAGATGTGGATTTAGTAGCGGGTAATCTTCGTGAAGAAGGCTTGAAAATATTAAATCTTAAGGAATTGGAAAGAAGGAAAAAGAATGATACTGCGAAAGGTAAATAAATGAAACATCCCAAATTACGGACAAGAAAAAAAGTAAGATTAACAAATATCCGTAAAACTAAACAAGACCTTACAGAAATTGTAGATGATTGCTTGCGAGATATTCGTTGGTATATTGTAGATGATGTTATGCGTTATTTGAAAAAACGAGGAATTATCAATGCCAAGAAAAACAAGAAGAAAAATAAAAAAACGAAGAAGAAATAAATATAAACTTCAGAAAAAGGGTCTTATAGGAAGATTTCTTTACTTCTTATTAGATGGAAAAGTTACTGATAGATACATTAAGATAACTACTGCATTTATTCTTTTATTAGAATTTGTTTGGGTTGCACTTGAAATAGTATGGTTCTCAATTGACATGAGATATGGCGGATATTGGGGATGAAAATTAAATGGAGAATATCAAATGAGTTTGCATAAATCCTTAAAACGAAGAAGACAGAAGGCTCGTTCAGTATTAAAAAGACATGAAAGATTGTCAAAGGCCATCAGGGAACGGAATTGGCTAAAAGAGATGGGTGCATATGGTTTACCTAAGTTTAATCCTCCAAGGTTTAAAATTAAAAAGAAAGAAGAAGAGGAAGGAACAACATTAGGTAAAGTAGACCTTTTAGAACAACATAAGCTGGCGAAGGAAAGAATTGAAAAGGATAAGAAGCAGAAAAAGTCCAAGAATGAGACCACAGGTAGGAAATAATGAACAATCTTAAGGATGTAGTTGAAAAATTAAAAGAGCAGAAAAAGATGCTGGAGACTATTATAGCAAATTTTCCACATACCGAAAAGCAGAAAAAAGCAGTTGAAGAAGCCAAAAATCATTTAGAGAAAATCAATAGTTTATTGGAAAGTTTTGGAGAGAATAATGTTTAATTTAGGATTGTTTATATCAGAGGTTAAGGAATTTAAGGCTGTCTTAAAGGAAATATTGAAAGAACTAATCAAAATCAAGTCTTACTTAAGCAGAATAGAGAAAAAATTGTGATGAATCAAAGCCTGCAACGATTTGACAATCTCAAAGAATGTGTCAAAATAGTCCTTAAAGCCACAGAAAATTTATCTGTGCTTATGAAGGAAGAAACTAATAGAAAAAGACGAAATGAACTGTCTGAACTTATATTAAATTTAGCGAGAGCCAATCAGGGGCTTGCTCATTTCTTAAAAGAAAAATTGCCAGATTATTGTAAATCTGATGAGATTGATATAAAATTTAACCAGATAATGAAGGATTTGAAAAATGGCTCTTAGAAGTATACCACCTAGAACCAGCACAGGGAGAAGTCCTGTGAACATAGTAAAAAGATTTTCCGAAATTTTACCAGAAACTAAAAAAGCAAAAATACTTACTGGGATAAGGGGGCGTGTTTTAGGGAACTCATTTAATTTAGGTAATCCAGAAGCATTTAATTTTGGAATAAGAAGTGTAAAAAGGTATCGGACTAAAGCAGGAACAGTCCGTAGAAAGATTAAAAGCCATAGGGTAAAAGTTGAAAAGAATAATGTTATGATTGATAAATTTAATGAGAAAGATAAATTTAAAATAATAGTAAGCGGGACTAATCAATATGCTCTTAAAGACGATATTCTTTCAATAGGCGAAAAAGATGAAATATTATTACCTCGAATGATTGATTTGAATACTATTGAGACCGAAGAGAAAAATGGAATATTAGTTATCACATTTAAAAAGCAAACCAAGAGAAAAAATGAAACTTAAAGACTATCTATATTATTCGGAAAATGGGATTAGGCTATATAATGGTAACTGTCTGGATGTTATGCGGAAACTGCCAGATGATTATATGGATTTAATAGTAACTGACCCACCTTATGGATATTCTTTTATGGGCAAAAATTGGGATAAAGTAGTTATTCCTGTTTCCCATTGGAAAGAATGTTTGCGAGTATTAAAACCTGGAGCATTTGCATTTATAATGTCTGCACCAAGACAAGATGTATTAAGTAGGATGATTTATAATTTACAAGAAGCTGGATTTGAAACTGGGTTTAGCAGTATTTATTGGGCATATGCTAGTGGATTTCCGAAGGCAAGTAACATTGGGAAGAAGATAGATAAGAGACTAGGAAGAAAAAGAAAAGTTATTAAAAGTAAAGGTTCTTATGTCTCAACAGAAAAAGGTATGCCGATAAATCAAGCCCATAATGGTAAACTGAAAAGAAGAGAAATATTTGAAACTGAAGGAACATCTGCATTAGAAGGTTCCTATGGTGGATGTCAAATGAAGCCCGCAGTTGAAATAATAGTAATAGCGATGAAATCTTTATCTGAAAAAACCTACGTAGACCAAGCATTAAAGAATGGTAAAGGAATTACTTGGTTAGATAATTGTAGAATACCTTATAAAAGTGAGAAAGATAAAGAAAAAAGCAAAGTTGGACATAAAGAAGGTATTCAAAAATATGGTGGCACAAGTCTTCTACCTAGTAAAACAAAGCAACAAGCTGGTGATGCACATATTAATCAAAAAGGTCGTTTCCCTGCTAATTTAATAGTAAGTAATGATGTATTAAATAATGGGAAAATTAGCAAATCTGGACAGAATTGTATTCGGAGACAAGAAGGAAGATTTGTCGAACATAAATTAGGAGGAAAAGGACAAAGACAAATCACTCATAATGATTCTGGTTCATATTCCCGTTATTTCGATTTAGATTCGTGGTGGGCTGAACGAATTAAAAAATTACCACCAGAAGTCCAGAAAGTATTTCCTTATTTAATAGTGCCTAAAGCTAGTAAAAGTGAGAAGAATAAAGGGTGTGAAAATTTAACAGATAAAACGCAAGATCAAGATGCCAAAAATCGAGTTTGGGCAGATAAATGTGGAAATTGTGGATTAAAATTTATTGGTGGAGAGCCGAGATGCCACTGTCCAGCAGAAAAAAAAGTTACTTCAAAGAAAAATGGCTATAAGTATAAGAATAATCATCCCACAGTAAAACCCATTAAACTTATGAGCTATCTCATTATTTTGGGTTCAAGGGAGGGAGATATTATTTTAGACCCTTTCGTGGGTTCAGGTACAACTGGTATATCGGCTAAATTACTTAATCGCAAGTTTATTGGTATTGAGATGAGCAAAGAATATTCTGAAATAGCGAAACATAGAATAAAGGGAAATTAAATGTCAGTATACTGCACAAAATGCCCTTTACATTTGACAAGCACGACCAACGATGGTAGGCACAAGGTAATCTGCCTTTCTGGTTGTGGTTCTAAATCTGCCAAAATTATGCTCATTGGTGAGGCTCCTGGAAACGACGAGCTACTTAAGAAAGAGCCATTTGTGGGCAAAGCAGGCAAGGAACTTGATAAATGTTTGAAAGAAGCTGGTATAAACAGAGCAGATATATTCTTGAGCAATAGTTGCCGTTGCCGACCGCCCCAGAATAGAACTCCAATGGCTAAAGAGATGAAGGCTTGCAGGGAATTTCTGGTCAACGAAATCAACACTATCAAGCCCAATGTAATCGGCTTGCTTGGAAATGTCGCTATGAAACAGGTGCTGAACAAAACTGGCTCCCTCAAATTTCAGGGGCAGCCATTTTGGAGCGACGAGTTTCAGGTTACTTGCATACCGCTAATTCATCCGAGCTATATTATTAGAAATTCGCAGAATAATGAGATAAGGGATAAGTTTATCAAGGCTCTGGAATTTGTAAAAGAGGCGAGCAAAACCAAGGGGCGGATTAAAAGGAAAACATCCCCTGTGAAATATGTTGTTTGCAATGATATGAAAAAGGTTAAACTGTTATTTTACAGATTAAGGCAGATTAAGGAAAACTCCATTGACACAGAATCTACCGCCCTGCGACCTTATAATGGCAAATTGCTTTGTATATCTTTTAGCTGGAAGGAGAATACTGGGATAGTCTTGCCCATATTGGACAGAAACCTTAAGCGGATTTGGAACAATCAGCAATATAATTGGATTCTAAATGAACTTCGCAAATACTTTGATAGGGAAGACCTTAAAAAAATATACCAAAATGGCAAGCACGATATTCAATGGTTCAAATATCATCTCGGTATAGAAAGCACGATAGAGTTTGATACGCAATTGGCTCACTACTCCCTGAATATGGAATCGCCCCGACATAGCCACGGATTAAAGGAAATGGCTTGGACTTACACAGATATGGGTAATTATGCTGAAAAGGTTGACCCGAAACAATTCAGTGACCCAAAATATATCAAAGAACATTACGACGATATATTGTGGTATGCCTGTGCGGATGCAGATTGCACTTTCAGGATTTATCATAAATTGTCGCCACAGATTACAAAAGAAAAAATGGACTTCGTTCTTTATAATATAATGCTTCCAGAATCAATAGTCTTGGCAGATATTGAGCTGAATGGTGTCCAGATTGACAGGAAAAAATTGGAACGATTAAAATTACAGTATGCTCGCAACTTGAAGGAAACGGAAACCAAACTATACTCTCTGCCAGCGATTAAAACAGTTGGGAACAGGCAATACAAGAAACTTGTCAATAAGCAGAAGGCCAAGTATAAAAGCTCTAAAATAATTAAGAAGCGGAATACACTGAAGGAATATCTGGATAAGGTTGAACGACCCAAGTTCAATTTCAAATCTCATCAACAATTGGCCGAGTTATTCTATGATGTTTTAAAAATGCCCAAGCCAGAAAAGACTAAAAAGGGAACAGCCTTATCCACAGATAAAAAGACACTGGAAAAGTTGGAAGGAAAGCATCCCGTTATAAAACTGATTCTCAAATATAAAAAGCTGACGAAAATGTATAACACTTATATCTGCCCAACTCTCGAATCCTTGGACGAGAATGACAGGATACACACAGAATATAATCAGCATATTACTCGGACTGGAAGAATTTCGTCAAGCAGGCCAAATCTCCAGAATGTTCCGAAGGAATATGGCAAAGACTTTAGGGACTGCTTTATAGCGAAAAAAGGATGCAGATTATTGGAGGCTGACAGCAAGCAAATCGAGTTTAGGGTCTTAGCCCATTTATCCCAAGACCAGCGAATGATATCCGATATTAAAAGTGGAAAGGATATTCATACCATCACTGCCTCAAGATTATATAGGACAAAAGAAGAGGACATTACCAAGGAACAGCGTGATAAGAGCAAGCCATTTGTTTTCGGCGTGCCTTATGGTCGTGGTGCGAAGGCCATTGCCGAACAATATAAATTAACCTTAAAAGAGGCAGAGGAACAGTTAAGATACTTTAACCAGATTTATCCGAGGGCTTCAAGGTGGAACAGGGCTGCGGTGAGCGGTGCTAAAAGGCATGAATATGTCAAGAGCTGGTTTGGGAGAAAAAGACCATTATTTCATATTAACGATAGAGATAAGATGTTAAGCGAAAAAGACGAGAGAAAAGTTGTAGCTTCGGCTGTCCAGTCAACCGCTTCAGATATTGTCGCCTTGCAAATGGTTGAAGTGTATAAGAGGCTAAAAGCGAATACCAAATCCAGAATTGTGCTGACCATCCACGACAGTATTGTAAGTGAAGTCCCTGATAATGAGATTGAAAAAGTTTCAAAGATAGTAAAAGAGGAAATGACCAAAGCCCCTGAAGGATTCAGAGTTCCTTTGGATACCGATATTAAGGTCGGGGAACAGTGGGGTTCTATGCACGATTCGGATAATGTTGAAAACGAGGAGGAGTAAGATGAAACTTAAAGACCAAGTTTGTAGTTTAGAATTAGCTAAACGATTAAAGGAGTTAGGCATTAAGCAAGAGAGTTTGTGGTGGTGGGTAAAACTTATACGTTTTTCTAACTATGAATTAGCAATTTATCACCCCGAAGCTAATCTCTATAAATATCAGTTAGCGGACGGTAGTATTAGTTTTAGCCTCAATCAAATTGAAAAAGAATACTCCGCCTTCACCGTTGCTGAATTGGGAGAGATGTTGCCTGAATTTCTTTCTAGTAGTGAATTATTCTGTCCAATGATAACAAAGAAAATGTCCACAGACAAATATCCTATTAGGTGGGGTTGTAATTACTATGGGGGAATAGAAAAAACATTTTTAAATGAATGGATTTATGCCGACACCGAAGCCAACGCAAGAGCAAAGATGCTGATATATTTAAAGGAGAATAAGTTAATATAGGAGTAATAATATGGAAACATGTTTAACAAGTCCTACTTTTCCATTAGAATTAAAGAAAAGGATTCTTGAGATAATGCACGAAGAAAAATGTAATTTATTTAGTGCAGAACAAAAATTAATATCCGAATTACTGGAAAAGTTGAGGTAAAAGAGATAAATGAGAATTAAAGGAGGGTAAAATGAAGATAACCAAAGTTGTTCGTGGGTTCGGGAAAAATATAAATCTGGGCAACTACGAATCGGCTCGGTTCTTTGCCTCATTGGAAGCCGAAGTCAACGATGGCGATGATGTCAAGAAAGTTTCCAAGCAGCTTCAAAAGGGCGTAGAACATCTCGTTAATCAGGATATTAAGAAATATAAAAATTAAATAGGAGCTTTGGAATATGGAAAAAGAAGATATTATATTATCTCGAAGCGAGCAAGGATTATGTCCTTTTTGCAAAAAACCTATTGGAACAGATTTTAAAGTAATAGAATATAAAGATAAAAAAATTTGGGTTTGTAAAAAACACCCAATAAGCGAATAGGAGGTTAATATGAAAACCTTGGACAGAATTATCAGGGAACTTAAGCTGACCGACGACATCAAGCGGATTTCAAAGGTCGAGCAGCGAATTCCCAGAAATGGTATTATCCCAGAGAACGATGCCATGATATTGCATGTGCTATTCCTGCAAGCCAAGATGAAGCTGACGGACTTGGTAACGAAAGCTAAGAGGTATGAGCAGCACATCAAGATAACGAGGAACAACAAGCTAAATCTGCTCACATCCAAGTCTGGCGAAAAAAGCGAGGCAGCAAAATTAAGAATAGCACATGGCAATAAGGAGTGGCAGATTTTGCAGGAAGAAAGGGTAAATGCAGAAATTCTGGTAGACTGGCTTATGAACAAGCGTAGGGATTTTGGGGATGCTTCTATTATGTGCAGGGAAACATTAAAGTTTGTGCGGGAGGATAAAAACCAAGAACAGAAATAAGATAGGGAGGTGAATAATGTTTGAAAGGATAAAAGCTATTATCGCTTACTTTAATGTTATAGATAAGCAGGGTGAAATTTTGGATAGCCAATCTTTACAGAATATTAAAAAGGCAAAAGGCTTACCTGTAACATACAATTTTAATAGTTCAAAAATAGTTGGCAGAATTGTAGAAATTACTCCTAAACAAAATCAACTAATAGCGACTATAGAACCCAATAAAAAATTTCCTTTGAAAGATTTTGTATTCAGGGTTCAAGGGAGAGTTTTGGAAGCCCATAAACAGAAAGTTAATGGCAAAGATATAAATGTAATTGACAAATTTGATTTGTTTAGCATTGGATTAGTCCCTAAAGAGAATGATGTCTATACCAAAGAACAGAAAGGAGAAAAGTGAAAAAGATATATTATTTAGAAGTGAGAATAGAACCATTTATTTATCGGGAAGGAGCTAAAACTTTGAGAGTAGCAACCAAAGTAAATGGACAGGTATATAATTATCAGCATGCTTTTGAAGATGATGATTTTGAGGACAGATTTCATCTTTTAATGCGCTATGCAGAGGAAGAAATTAGAAATAAAGTAAGCGAACAAAAATAAATGATAAGGAGGTGTGAAAATGGCTGACAGAAAAGACAATAACGACCTTGCCAACTTCGAGGTTAAAGTTAGTGATGGTCAGGGTGGCGACTATTATCTTCTGCCCGAACGGACTTGGTTAGCAGCAAAATTAATCGCTGTAAAATCCAAGAATACTCAGAAGGGGCAGAGAGCCAACTTTGTCTATGAAACGGTCAAGGAATATGACGGAGAAACTCGCAGGGGATATCGTTCTGTTCCGCTTCATAAGACTGTTACAGAGAAGGCTGATTTATATGTAACCATATCCGAGCATCTTGGCAGAGCCTTGGAAGTTGACGAGAGCGTTAAACTTGGCGATTTGACTGGCAAAGTTTATCTGATTTCTTTGGACAATAAAGAAGTCGGTGAAAATACTTACCAGAATGTTACCAAGGTCAAGCCTTACAAGGGAAAGGGCAAAGTCACTACTCGTCGCAGACCTGTGGAGGAAGAGGAACCTTTACTTGTAGATAATGATTTGAAGGAAACACAGGCAGAACCACGAGAAGAGGAAATTAGCGAGGAAGAGCTTCCTTTCTAATTAAAATGCTTAATCGGTGGGGTGTCCAAGCGATGCCCCACCTAAAGCAAAAATAGAAGAAGAAATGAAAGTATTAGCACTTGATTTAGACACGAATTACTGTGGCATTGCAATATTAGACCACAATCTACGCTTAATTAAGCGAAAGCTCCTTACTCTATCTGGCAAGACGGAAATTCAGAAAATGATTGAATTGGCTTTTTATATCTATTCTATTAAGGGCGAAATTGATGAGGTAGTTATTGAAGATACTTTTATGGCAAAAAATCCCAAAACATTTAAGCATTTATCAAGATTAGCGGGAGCAGTTGAATATCTCTGTTATCGCAAATTTAATAAAGAGGCACATTTTATTATGGCAAGGCAGGCACGTGGATATTCAGAACTAAAGGGTAACTGTAAAAAAATAGAGACCCAGCTAAAAATTGCCAAAGAATATGGACTGGTGGATGATAAGATTTTCTATAAGTATCACGGCAAAATCGGAAATCTGTACCAACAATATAAAGACAAGAAAATAACAAAAGGGCAGTTTGACTACCGAGCGGATAAGAAGTTTAGCGAGGAGTTTACAAAAGAAACAGGATTAGACAATCATTCAGCAGATGCGATAGTCTTGGCTAGAGCATTAATTTCTAAATTAAAGGAAAAATGATGTTAAACTCGCAATCTATCGTAGGCTTCAAGAAAACTGGCAGAGAGGTAAACGATTTTTACCCTTCCCCAGAACATACTATATACGATTTAGTTAAGTTTGAAGATTTTTCCAATGGGCTTATATGGGAACCTGCTTGTGGTAATGGAGCAATGAGCAAACCACTTATGAAAATATATGGAAAGCAAAATGTATATTCATCCGATTTAATTTATAGAAATTATGGAGTTGGAAATATAGATTTCTTGACCTACGAATTGAAAGGCAAGAAAAGGCCGAGATACATAATCACAAACCCACCATATAAGTGTGCAAAACAATTTGTTATCAGAGCATTAGAGGTAGTTTCTAATAATGGTAAGGTGGCAATGTTATTAAAATTAGTCTTTTTGGAAAGTTCAAATAGGTATAAACTATTCAAAAATTCGCCACTCAAAAGTGTTTTGGCTTACTGTAAAAGATTGAAGATTTATAAAAATGGTAAAATGGGTAAAAACTCTGGCTTAATAGCATATGCTTGGTTTATATGGGATAAAACCTATAAAGGCAAGCCCACAATAGATTGGATACAATAGGAGGCTAAAAATGTTTATATGTAAAAAATGTGGTCAGGTTCCTAAAAAAATTAAACAACAAAAAGTTACTGTAAAAATAAGGACTATAAAATATTTATTTAGAAATATGTATGTTAGTAGGCAAATTGATTCTGCTACAGGGATTCCTAAACTTATTCCTTCCGCCCCAAAAGTTGTGAAGGAAACCTCTGGATGGGAGATTGTCGAACAGGATATTTATTGTTCTAAATGTGCTCCAGAAGATATTAAACCAGAAGTTATAGGAACAGTTAATAAGTATATTGACAGAACTGTTTATGTGCGAGAGAAGGAAAAGAGAGGGATATTCAGCAAGAGGAGAAGGTAAGATGAATATTTATCTATATCATTGGTTCTGGTATTTCTTAGGATTTATATTTTGCCCACAACTAACTATAATGATTTGGGTAAGTTTATACTTTAAAAACTATTTGCCTCTACCTTTATTTGTACTGGGCTGGATAATAGCGATATTAACTTTAGTTCCTTCTAATTTGTCAGAAAAATAAGGAGAAATAAATGGGAGAATTGGAAAAAATAATTAACGAAATAAACAAACAATATCCAGGTTCAGTAATGCGACTTGGAAAATGTGCTTATACCAAGAAGAAAAGGATTTCTACTGGCTCTTTTGCACTTAATATGGCGACTGGCGGAGGCATCCCCGAAGGAAGCATAATCGAGATGTTCGGCCCATTATCATCTGGCAAAACATTTTCAGCACTCAAACTGGTTGCCGAAGTCCAAAAACTCGGAAGGAAGGCTGCCTATATCGATTTGGAAAATGCCATTGATTTGGAATGGTGCGAAAAATTGGGGGTAAACACCAAAGAACTGATTATCTCCCAGCCTTCCTCGGCAGAGCAGGCGATAGACACTGTTGACAAATTGGTTAGGAGCAGGGAACTGGGAATTATTGTGATTGACAGTTTGGCGAGTATGACTCCATTAGTGGAAATTGAGAGCTCAGCAGAAGACCAGCAAATGGGGGTAGCTGCTCGGCTTGCTAATAAAATGGTTAGGAAAGTCCAGTCAGCATTGCAACCAGTTGATTTGGGAAAGGGCGAGTCTTATAATAGGTGTATCGTGGTCTTTATCAACCAGATTAGAATGAAAATCGGAGTGCTATATGGCAATCCTGAAACCACGCCTTGCGGAAAGGGTGTTGGATTTTGTGCCTCAATCCGAATTAGATTAAATAGAAAAGAGTGGATTCAAGAAGGAACTGGTGTGAATAAAAAGACTATCGGGCAAGTTATCGCCTTCAAAACAGTTAAGAACAAAACCTATGAACCATTTCGAGTGGGGACTTTTAACATTTATTTTAAAGACGGTTCAATAGATAATTATGCGAGCATCATCCAGTATGGGATATTTTATGAGTATATTAAGAGAGCTGGGGCGATTTATACTTTTGAAAAGAAGAAATTTAAGGGCAAGATTGCTTTAATTGAACATCTAAAAGCTAATCCTAAATTAGTAGGCAAACTCAAGACAGACATAAAGAAAGCCCTGTTTAGAGGAAATGAAGAAGAATAAATTAGTTATATATGGCTGTCCTCATTGCAAAGAATATTTATGCAAATGTGATTATTATAAATATTGTATGTATTGTGGCAAGTCCTATAGCGAGGATAAATTAATAATTTTGGAGACAATAACTTGGGAGGATTTTAGTTGTGAATAAATCCTGTTCTAATTGCAAATTTAACAAAGATGGCTATTGTCTAGAACATAGAGTAAAAACAAAAGTAGTTCCAAAGGCTTGTCCTTCTTGGAAACGAAAATCTACCACCAAACAATTTTATGATAAGAAAAAGAGACAGAAGATTAGAAAAAGGTCTATTAAACAGGAAAACCAAGTTGCCGAGGAAGTCGGAGGCAGAAGGCAGCCGATGAGCGGTGCTGGCTACCACAAGGGCGATGTCAAATCCGAGCTACGATTAATTGAGATAAAGTTTACCGATAAGAATAGCTATGTCCTTAAACGAGAAGTTTTAGAAAAGGTTTTTTACGAGGCAGTATATGAGAATAGGGAATTGCCATATTTACAGATTAGAATGGGAAAGAAGAATTATTGTGTGGTATTGAAAGACGATTTGGAAGCGATGGTTACAGAATTAAAGGAGAAAAGAAAATGAAAGTAAATGCTATTACTTGTTCAAAATGCAGTGATACTATCTATTCAAGAGTACGACATGATTGTAGAAGTTGTAGTTGTGGTAAAGTTTATATTGATGGAGGATTTGATTATTTGAGAGTTGGTGGAGAAGAAGCTGTGCATACAAAAGTATTTAAGTTAAAAATAAAGGCTACTAAAAAAGAATTATTTGATGATTGGAATTTAAGGAAAGATAAATTAGGGTTAATTAAGAAGCTTAAAGTATATAAAAATGTTGATGATATGTTTAAAGAACTAAAAGAAGATAGAAAAAAACATCCAGTTTATTACTTCTTTCATGATATATACTGGAGAGTTTATCAGCACCTTGATATGCTTCCTTTAAGAGTTAAATCTTTTTTTAAAAGAGGATTTAAAGGATGGTCTCCTATGGATACTTGGGGATTTGACTACTATTTAGCGAATATTATATCTAGTGGAGTTAAATATTTAATAAAATATGGAAATCACGGAGTCCACGATTCTAAAGCTTTTAAACAAATTGCTAAAACTTTTGATACCGCAAAGAAAATTTCAGAGGGAGATTTAGTTTATCTTCCTTCTAAAGGATTTAAATGGACAGAATATAAAAGATGGAAAAGAATTAGTAAAAAACTTAAACTTAAAGACAGAGTAATGACTAAACGAGAGAGCCTTGCTTACGAGAGAGGGTGGAAAATTTTCCAAACCGAATTTTTTAGGCTCTGGGACTAAGGAGATTAAGAATGAAAAAATGTTCCAAATGTAGCACACAATTAAGTTTATTAGGAATATTATATAAAAAGAAATATCCTCATTATCTATGTTCTAAGTGCCATATAGATTATTTAGAAGTCCCAACTTTTGGAGGAAAGACATTAATAGTTAGTCGAGAATTTCACGAAGCAATTAAATATATAATTGAACAAAATAAAGAACTATTACAAATGTTATCAGATCACGATGGGCATCCAAGAGAAGAGCATTGTCGTCTCTGCGGTGGTAAAGGCTGGGTATGGCATAGATTATCGAGGAAATGGTATGCTTGTGCTGATTGTAATGATTCTTTAGAAATACCGAAACCAAAGGGAGGATTAAAATGAGCTGGGAACAGACATATCATATTGAAAGATTAATCGATTTTGCTCAAAGATTATCTAAAAAGGATTATGCTCTTTTTATAAGAGAAGTTTTTGAAAAAATCGTGGGTAAAAAGGTAGCCAAGATAGAACAAGTGGTTCTTGATGATGACTTCTATTCTGGTAAACAAACAGGAAGTAAGATTACTTTTGAAGATGGCGATACCTATATTCATAAATTGGTTGAAAGATATACATCCAGAGGTAATTATGGATGCGATTCATACCACTTAATTAGAGAAGATGAGAAGATTAAAGTTAGGGAAATAAACGAGGATTAAGGAGGAATAGATGGCAAGACCTGGTTCACATTCAAAGCAACCAGCAGCTACAAAATACAGGGCTGGAAATAGAAGATATAAGAATAAGATGAAGAAAGCAAAGAGGCGATATAAGAACTGTCCTAAGCTACTTCAGTTTGTTTTAGATACTATTAAAGAGTTACCAAAAAGATTTAAGAGGAGGTGATATCTAATGAAAGAGATTGTTGCAATTTTTCTGGTTATATTTATGGCAGTTGTGTTTGGTATTTCCTTATATAAGCATATTAAAAGGAGGCTAAAAAAATAATGGCTTATGGGGTGTTCACCAAAATAAATACATTTGTTCGCAATATATTGCTCGGTCTAATCGCTTTTCTTTTGGCGAGATTGGTCTATGTCCTCTTTTTATTGGGCATCCAGTTAGCCGACACGCAAAAAATAATCAAAGGAATGTTTGAGATTATGGAGGCTATAGCTAAGAGACTTCGTGTGTAGATATAGAAAGAGTGATGAATTTTTAATTGGCATAAGGAGACGATACTGGTAATGAAAAAATTTATAGAAAAACTTTCAATGATTGTTAGTATTTCAGTAGGAATTTTATTAAGTTTATTAATGATTGTCAGTATATTTGCTTCAGAATTGACAATGGAAGAAACTAAAGAAATGCTTGATGGGAATCCTTATAAAATTACACAGTGGATGGCACAAAATATCAAAACTTCAATAGATTCTAGTGGCTATACTCAACCTCCAGAAAGAATGTTTAAGTGGAGAAAAGGAGATTGTGAGGATTGGGCTGTCCTTTCGAGATATTTTCTTGAAGGTAAATATGAAACTCATTTAATAATTTGGAGAGGAAAATTTAGGGAAGATTCTAAATATTATGCACAAATGAAAGGAAGATTAGTAGACCATTGTGTGGTTGCCCTCTTTAATGGCAAAGATTGGGGCATTATAGACCAAGATAGGTATATTCCAAATGGTTCTAGTTTACCAGATATAGTTAAAATTAATTGCGATTTAAGAAAAATAAGAGTAGAAAAAGCGTTTATAGTAGACTTTTTGAAATATAGGCGTAAAAAAATTGAGGAAATAGATTTTAGATGAATAAATTACATATATTAGAAAAAGTTCTTCAAATTACTTCTATTACTGTAATATTGATGGTTGTATTCAATTATTTTATTCTTCCTAAGATTTATTCTCCTAATATAGATAAGTTAATAGAAATGGAATTTAATAAACAAGCTTCTAAATTAATGGAAGAGGAAATTATTAAACAATTAAGAGAAAAAGGAACTATAAAGTGAAAAAGACTTTTCAGTGTATTTGTGGAACACATCTATTAGAAATATACTATAGCAATACTATTGAATTTGTTAATATTAAAACTAAAAAGAAACGGAAAGAAAACACACCTGAACTATGGATTGGGATTTACGATACTCATAATCCAAAGACAAGCAGAAAATATAAAAAACCCAAATTAATCGCCGATTTTGAACTGATGGGTTCTGATGCGTTTGCTAAAGAAATGGATTTAGGAATGAAGTTCTTGGAAAATATAGTTATGCAATATATAATAAGGAAGAGATAATGAAAACACTAGCAGACATTTTCATATACACAGCAGGATTTTTGTGGGCTATTGAATGTCTGCCTCAAATTTGCAAATTGCTGAAGACAAAGGAAACTCGTGGCTTGAGCTTGGTTTTCTTTACAATATGTCTGACTGCCTATATTCTATTTCTCGTAGGGAATACACTATTAAAGAATTATTCTGTGGTGATAGCAAATTTGCTTCCCTTTATGCTGATGGGAGTTATAGTATTTTTGATAATGAAATATCGGAGAAAGAAATAAGATGAAAGACAGTCGTGTCAGGGGAAATTTAGAAAAGTTATTAAAAAATACTTATAGAGCTTATTATTGGATAGGATTTCTTATGGCAGATGGATCTATAAATTATAAGACTTATAGATTAAAAATAGGATTATCTATGAGAGATAAAATTCACTTGTTAAGATTTGCAGATTATATTAATTGTCCAAATGTTCGTAAAGGTAATAATAATTCTATCGAACTATCGATTCAAGATAAATATAATATTCCGAAAATAATTAAGAAATTTGGTTTTGTGAGTAGAAAATCTTTCAATGCTTGTAATTTGTTTTGGTTAGATAATGTAGATAAGAATTTCTTTATCTCCTTTCTTATTGGTTTTATTGATGGCGATGGATGTATAAATTATCAAACAAATAGAAAAGATTGTGCTATAAGAATTAAAATACATTCTTCTTGGTTTAACAATTTACAGTTATTAAGTAATAAAATTTGTAAGCCACTTAATCTAATGCCTAACAAAGTTCATATAAATAATAAAGGTTATTCACTTTTGGGCTTCAATAATTCTATTATACTAAACTTTTTAAGAAGAAAGACAAAAGAATTAAGATTACCAGTCCTTAATCGAAAATGGGATAAGATAGATATTTCATTTAAAAGTAGGATAGTTAGAAGCATTGAAAGAAAAGAAAAAATAAAGGATCTCTTAAAGCAGGATATAAATCAAACCTCTATAGCAAAATTATTGGGAATGAGCAAGTCTGGTGTTTCTTTATTAATAAAAAGAAATAATCTTAAAAAGAAAGTAAAGGAGAGATGCTTGGGTGTTAGAGGTGAACTATTATGAAAATATGGTTCGCTTCTGACACCCACTAGTTATTTTGGGCATGCTAATATCATAAAATACTGCTCTCGCCCATTTAAGTCCTTGGAGCAGATGGACAAAACCATAATCCGAAACTGGAACGAACGGGTTAAGCCCGATGATTTGGTTTTCGAACTCGGCGATTTCAACTTCAAAAACTCGGCTGGGGGCAAAAAGGGCGAGGGAACCATGACAAAAGCCATCGATTATGAAAAGCGGTTAAATGGCAAGATTATCCACATTCGTGGAAACCACAGCTGTAACAATGGCTGTAAAACGCCGATAGAGCGGATGGTCATTAAGTTTGGCGGATATAGGATTAACTTAGTCCATAATCCCGAACATGCAGATTTGAACTATTCCATAAACTTCTGCGGGCATGTCCACAACGCATGGAAATTCAAGAGAGTATATAAGGGATTGGGACACACCGATTTAATCAATGTAGGTGTAGATTGCTGGGGCTTCCGACCAGTTTCTTTTGAGGAGATTATGAAGGAATATAGCAGGTGGATTAAGAGGAGGGCAAAAAATGCCCAAAATATATTATAGATGTTCAAAGTGTCATACAGTTAAATCTCTGGAATCTTATTGCACAAAATGTGGTAAAATGGGAGCTTATGCGTGCCAACATGATTATTGGTGGGAATTACTTTATTTGACGATAAGAGATTTTATAAGAAACTTGAAAAGGAGGTAAAAATGGCGACCAAAACTTTCAAAGTTACATGGAATTCGGGCTCGACTTTAACGAAGGATAATGTTAGACGAGCTCTAAAGCACCATTTCGCAACCGAGTTTGAAGTAGAAGAGATAAAAGAAGCACCAGTGGTGAATATGGACTTATTAAAAACAAAAAAGAAGGTTAGAAAAGTCCGAACCAAATCTTCAAGTAAGGTTTCTCGGAAAGAAGCGAAAAAAGCAGCAAAACAGGTAAAATATACTGTTCTTTAATTAGGAGTTTAAATGTCAAGAATTGTAGCTATTTCCGATTTGCACATAGATTATTCCAGACGCTTCAAGGACACTTTAGATGTGATGAAGCAGATACTGGATTTTGCAATCCTCAAGAAGGCGAATTATCTCATGATAGCAGGCGACATTTACCAGTATAAGCGACCCAGAAATGTTGAACGGCACGCATTTGAAACTTGGGTTCTTCGGTTCGTGGAAAACAAGATAAAGGTCGTTATGATACCAGGGCTTAAGGGCAAGCACGATTTTGACAAGAACATATCGGTTGTCGATGAGTTTAACAACCTGAATATACAGGGTGTGCAGGTGCTTAACAATGGGGACATCTTTATTACCCGTGATAATATCAGGGTCAAATTATGGCATATTTTGGTCAGAGAGGCGAAATTAGGGGCTTTGGGGTACAGCCTCGCTTCTGCCCAGAATATTTCAATACAGGCAATCCTCGCTACAAATAAGGGTATTTCTGGGGCTGATGTCATACTTTTAGGGCATATTCACAAGGCTCAAATCTTGTACAAAGAAAATCCCCTAATCACCTATATCGGCTCAATAGACCACATTGATTTTGCCGAAAGAAATGAGCATAAATACTTGCTATATATTGACATAACCAAGGACAAAGAGAACATTCTTCACAATCAGTATAAATTTTATCGCCTCAAGACACGCCCGATGAAACAATTTGACATTCGCACTGTTGAGGAATTGAAAAATGTGGACATTAATGGGGTTAGCGAGGCGATTGTCAAGGTTGTTTTCCACTGCAAAAAAGAGGACAAGGACAAGTTTGATTGGCAATTGATACAGCAAAAATTCAACGGGGCTTATACCTACACCGTGCATTACGATTATATCAAACACAAGAGAGTGAGGAACAGGAATATCAATGAGAGGATTAGTCCAGTGCAAGCATTTTTACAATATGGCAAAGAGAAAAAATTGGAACAAAGGGTTATTAAAAGAGGATTGGAGATAATAGAGGAGAAAGTCTAATGCTTAGTTACACATATCATTTCTATAATCAGACCAGAGAACTAATTGATATGGAATTTGAAATAAGGGTTACCTATCTTTATCAAGTTATGAAAGATTGGAGTTTGGTAGCAAAATTAAATTTAGCGGAGGCAATAAAATGAGAAAGAAAAAAGATATGTTAATTGCTATTATTGAAGAACCCACACAAACCAAAATTATTTGGAGAGACCATCCTATACAAATTATAAAAAGAAAAGTAGTTGACCAATACGGGAAAGAAATAAAATGAAATATGTTAGAGTAACAATGCCTGATTTAAGTAAATGGGATATTCCTGCTTTATTTATTGCAGAGAATAGAGCAAGATATTATGCTGGTAAAGGAGCAATTCCTTCTGAATTATGGAATAGAACTTTTCAAAAAGAATATAAAATAACAATGGAAGATGATTATGAACTTACTGATTGGTTATCAAATAATATGAATTGGGATGATGTTAAAGATGTAGCTAAAAAAGTATCAGAAATAAAATTAGCGGATGAAGATTTGCAAGAAGGCATTGTAAATGGAGAAAAGGAGATAATAGAAAAATGAGTAAAGATATTTATTCAAATATTTGGGCTGAAATTTTAATAACAGAATTGGGAGAAAAAACAGTTTATATTTATGACCATACTCCAAGAGGAAATCCTAATTTAATGTTACCTAACTTACTAGCTATAAAAAAATTAAGAGATTATTTAGATAATATAGTAAATAAAAATAAAAAATATTATAAAGATATTGGAGGATATAAAAATAATGACAAATAAAGAATTTTTAGATAAATTCAATTATGCCCCTTACGACGATGAAGAATTAGCCGAAGTAGCAAGCGAAGTTGAAGGAGAAGTTGGAGAAAAAGCGGAGAATTTTCTCAATGCTCTACGAGAATTTGATAAAGCATTAGAATCTGTAGGCTACGAAAGAGGATAAATGAATATAATTGAAATAAAACTACATAAGTTCCTCTCTCATAAGAACACCGAGCTAAATCTTGGTAAAGATGGCCTATATCTTATTCTCGGCAAAAATAAATTAACAGGGTTATCAAATGCCAGTGGTAAGACAAGCTTAATAGTAGACTCAATAGAATACTGTTTATTTGGCAATTCAAACCGATGTATCACCGCAGGTGATAATCTTATCACTGATTTTTCAGACAAGATGTCGGTTGAGATTACTTTCATCAAAAATAATAGGCGAAGCACAGTTTTGCGAAAAAGAACGAAGGGCAAAGCCACAAAACTCACCATAAATGGCAAATGTGGCAACAGTATAAAGGAAACGCAGGCGGTATTGGAAAAAATAATTGGAATGGACTATGACACTTTCAGGCACTCGGTCGGATTTGAGCAGGGCAAGATGAGTTCCTTTTCCGAATTATCGCCGACAGAAGCCAAGAGCGTTTTAATGCGAATATTGCAGTTGGACAAATATGATGGCTATTATAAGAGGGCTAAAAATCTTTTTGCTGAAGTAGCACTCCGAAAAGAGAAAACCGAACTTGAACTATCTCTATTAGAAAATACAACTGTTTCGCCACATACCGAAAACCGCAAAGATACCGAAAGTCGTGTTGGAGCAGTCCAGAGACATCTTTCCAAGATAGAGAAGGAATATAAAAGATATTTAAAAATAGAGAGCAGGAGAGAAGAAATCAAGAAGCAATTGAATGAACTGAAAAATAAAGAATATCACTATAAGATAAAGATTGACCAGTTGAAGAAAAAGATAGAAAAATTCGTTCAATTAAATAGTTGCCCATTCTGCCTCCAGAAAATTTTCAATGTTCATAAGATAAGTATCAAAAAAGCGTCTCTTATAGAGATAAAGAAACTGCAAAAACAGGCAAAGATTATTGATACTCAAATTAAAGAAAAAGTTAAAGAATTACCCAAATCTATATCTGATAAAGTAGAACGACTACGAAAACAAGATAATGACTTGAGAGAAGAATTAGGCAGTCTAAAGGTTAAATTAGTATCCATTGAAGAAACTGCCAAGGAACTTGCCATAATGAAAAAGAAGAGAGCTATCCTCACTCAAAATAAAAAACTTATTTTCAATAAAATGAAAGATTATTCACTTCTGATGAACGCTTTCGGCAAGAACGGGATACAGGCATATATTATAGATAATATCATCCCCGAAATCCAGAACATAGCCAACGACATAATCGGCAGGATTGCGGATTTGCAGCTCAATATGCAGACACAGAAACAGCTCAAAAGCGGAAAGGAATCCGAAACCCTTGACATAATCATATCGGATTCAAGCGGGGACAAGTCATATTATAACTATTCTGGTGGCGAGAAAACGCTGATTGACTTTGCTTTGAGGATTGCCCTGTCGGTTATTTTATCAAGGCGAAGCGGAACTCAAATTGAAACGCTGATATTGGATGAACCTTTCGGAAGTCTGGATGCCAGAAATAAGGCGAAGATTATGGATGCGATTAACTTTGTGAGGCGGAGATTTCAGTTCAAGAAGATATTCCTGATTACCCACGATTATGAGTTGCAGGATAGTTGCGAGAATATTATTGAAGTGCTTAAGGATAGAGCAGGAAGCTCTATAAAAAGGGAGGAGTTAAAAGATGAATAAAGTATTGGTTTATTTTATGGTATTATGTTTAAGTATTAAATGGATATTTAAAATTAATCTTGGTGATAAGGCTATCTACCAAGGCAAAAAATACATTGTAGCGAATGGAGTTCGCTATGGTTGCTGGAGATTACATAGGTTGAATAATGGAGATAATGGTTGGGTTAAACGAGCTGATTGTAAAAAAGTTATTACACTACATAATCTTTTGGGTAGTTTCAAAAGTGGGTATTCTTTTTATATGGGTAACTGGTATCGTATTTGGGTAAATTCTGGTATCGAACCTTGGATGAAAGGATGCAGTATCTGGTAATAAAATGATATTCGGTTATCTTTATGAAAGAGGATTGATAAAAAATGGTGGTAGATTATTCAACTTCTAGTGCTGGCTCGCCAATCAGCAATGGTATCACATATTACTAATTCCGATACACGTAGTTAAGGGCTATTACTATAAATATTCTACAAGGCAGATTTACTATTTTTGTAAGGGAATTGTAGACGATAAAATCTACGAACAACAATATAAGGAGAGAAAATGAATAAACTTAGAAAAATAACAACTGGTCAAATATATAAACTTATACAGACTTATAAATATAAAGTATTATGTGATAAATGTAAGAACGATAAGTGTGATAATACTAATTGTTTGTTAGATCGAAATTATGATAAAAATATGGCAAGATATATTGTTAGGAGGTTAAGATGAAGAAAAATAAACGATTAATTCCTCAAGGCTCATATTGTTATAAGCTAATAAAAAAGTTAAAAAATGGAAAATATAAAACTATGGGCATCTGCCCTTATTGGTCAGAAAGAAAGGATAAACCAGAACACGAAAATGGTTATTGTGCCTATTTAGAAAAAGGTGATTGGGATTTGAATAAAGAAAAGAAGTGGCAAAAAGTTACTATTAAAAATGGCAAAGAAATTAGAGGCAAATGGGAAAGTGCTTTTGATGTAGGACTTCCAATGTCCCTAATTTGGGATATGGTAAAAGAGTGTGGAATAAATGAGGAAGAACCAAAATGAAAATCTATATCCACAAAGCTATATTATACATCTTAATAAGGTTATATCCACGATTATTTGAGAGATACTTTGAGGACTATGTAGAAGCCATTGTAAAATATGGAAAAGGAGATGAATAATGGGATATTTAGGATTTGTATTGGTAGCGTGGGGCATAGAGGGAATGGTGGTATTGGGCTTGTTATTCTGGTGTAGATTTGTTGAAAGGAAATATGCGAGGAGATAAAATGAGAGACCGCAAGCGTATTGAGAGCGAAAGAATCCCAGTTTCGGATGTCTACCTCAAGGGAGTGGACAGATATGAACTGGATATAAAAGGCGTGAAGAAACTACTACAGTTAAACTTAGAAGTTTTGTTGGATATTAGAGATTTATTGAAAAGGGGGTAGAAAATGCAAAGATATATAATCTTATTCTTGATTGTTTTGTTTCT